GGGTAGAACCCGAGAACCTTGAGACTCGCTCGCGAGAGGTCAATCCACAATAGACCGACCACGATCCTTGTCGCTTTCGAGTTGACAGGACGTCCAGAAGTCAGTAAATATTGACTTGCGGCGCCCCACAAGCGTCCGCTTCCCGGTCGTCTCGCGAACGATCGGAAGTTCCCGCGGGAAGATAGAGCCCGCCGCCGACGCGACGATATGGGCATCGTCATAAGACCGAGCGTCGGCGGCAATCGGGCGCTCTTTCCAGCGTGTCAAAATTGACTTATTATCGTCGCTTCGCTAACGTCGAGTCTCACGCAACAATTCTGGAGCTCGAAATCTTGCGAAATGCGATCCGACTTTGCCTGGCCGCGGCCGGGATCTTCTTCGCCATCGGTCTGACCTCGGCCTCTGCTTGCACCCAGCACGGGAGCCCGTGCGGCGCCGAGCCCAACGCCGTCGCCTCGCCCTTCGTCGCCACTTTTGGCGGCCAGACGCTTTCCGAGGCCAAGCGCTTCATCGGTTCGGCCAATCCGACCGGCAGGATCGGGCCGTGGTGCGCCTGGTTCGTTTCCTTCGTGCTCGAGCGCACCGGCCACCGACCGCTGAAAGATGGCAGGGCGAGTTCGGCGCTGGCCTACGGCCCGCACACCAGCAACCCGCAGCCCGGCGATCTCGTCGTCATGCGCGGTCACGTCGGCTTCTACGCCGGCCGCAGCGCCGACGGAAACGTCCTTCTCACCTCCGGCAATTGGAATCGCCGCGTCGCCGACGGCGAAATCAGCCCCAGACAGGTCGTCGCCTATGTCCAGGTTCTTTAAGCGGGCCAAGCTCGCCTTTCTCGTCGCGTTGTTCTTCGTCATTGGCGTCGTGGCGGCCTTCGCCCGCGACGGCGCGATCGGCGATTCCATCGGTTTGGGGACGGGCAGGGCGCTCCACGTCGCGACTTTCGCGCGGGAGCGCATGTCCTCGTGCTGGATCCTTCGGCACAAAATGCCGAGCGGCTATTTCGACCACCTGGTCGTCTCGGCCGGCGTCAATGACGCGCCGGGCCGCTGCGTTTGGGCGATCGCCGCGCGACTGCACGCCGGCGTCGTCGTGTGGATCCGTCCGATCAATTCCGCCGGGCCGACCATCGACCAGGTGGCCAAGAAGTACGGTTTTCACGTCATCACCTATCGGGTGGGGCGCGATCATCTGCATCCCGCCTCCTACGCCGCGGTCGCCAAGACGGTTCGCCTGGTCTGGCGAGAAGGCTCTAGCTCTGCCCGCTGAAATCAGTTAGTATTGACTGATCTTTCATTGAGGATGCCAAATGGCCTGGAAACAGACGATCGTGACCGTTCCGGTGAACAGCTCGGGGCCTTTGATCGCGGCGAACCCCAAGCGATTCGGCCTGCGCTGGCAGAATGTCGGCGCGAACCCCGCCACCGTCGCGCCAGGCATCGCCGCCGTTGTTTCGGGGCAGGGGAAGACCTATGCCGCGAGCGCGGGCGAGAACTTTCTGCCGCGCGAAGACACCCAGGACGCGTTCAGCGTGATTTCGCCGCTCGGCACGACTTTCGCCGTCTGGGAGAACGTCGAGAGCGGCGGCGCGCTGCCGGCCGGGTCTGGCGCCTGATTGGCGCTAGACTTCGCCCCGATCATCTGTCAATATTGACTTACCTATTCCGTCGTAAGGACACCCAGCTCAAATGACGACCGCCGCCGACATCACGACCGCAACGACCGACGCGAATCTCGTTTCCGACGCCAACACCAAGGCCGCGTTGCTGGCGGTGATCGCGGTTCTGAGCGATCTCAACACCGCCGTTGCGGCCCACACCGTCAGCATCGCCGCCAATACGTCCGCGATCGCCAACAACCCCTATGTCTCGCGCAGCGAGGCGGGCGGCATTCTGCCGAACCTGCCGGCCAACAACCCGACCGCCGGCGCGACCGAGCTCGACCTGACGAACTACGTTTCGGTCCCCGGCCGCATTTCCGCCGCCGCGACCCAGAACGACCCGCTGATCAACTTCAACGGTCCGAGCTTCACGCTCGCGGCCGCGACCAGGGCCTCCGCCTACACCAACAACACGGGCCTTGCGGCCACCGGCGGCTCGGGCTCGGGTTACGCCTACCACGTCGTCGATCCGACCTTGCTGCCTCCGGGCATCACGATCGCCAGCAACGGCCACATCAGCGGCACGCCGACCGTCGACGGCACCTTCTTCTTCGCCGTGACCCTGACCGACGACGCCGGCGACAGCGTGTCCGCCGCGTTCAAGATCGTCGTCAGCGGCTGATCTCAGTAGTTCCGTCGCTGCTTTAAGCGACGGATTGGGCCGACGCGGGGGTTTTGTCTCCTTTACTCCGCGTCGGCCTGTCTAACAGGAGAGAGCGAATGGATTTCGGTGGCGCCCTGAAGGCCCTGCACGCTGGCGAATGCGTCGCCCGTGACGGCTGGAGCGGCAAGGGCATGTTCGTCTTCCGCGTGCCGCACACGACGATCACCGTCTCCAAATTGCCGCTGCTCGACATCTTCCCCGCCGGCACTCAGCTTTACTACCTCGCCCACACCATCATGCGGACCGCACAGGGCGATCTCGTCCCGTGGCTGGCTTCGCAGACCGACATCGAGGCCGGCGATTGGGAAGTCGTCGCCAAGCCGTCGGCGGGCGCCACGCCGACAAGCTCTGTTTCCGCCGCCGCGATCGACGCGGTCGTCGGCGCTACGGGAGCCACCGGCCCGGTAGGCACGGTCGGCCTCAAGGTCGCCAGCCCGACGCCGACGGCGGCTGAAGCGGCTGCCGCCGCCACGACCAGCGCCGCGCCGCAGGCCAAGCCGGTTCGCACCGCCTGGCTGATCCGTAAGAAGCCGGTTCCGAACATCTTCACGCCGGCCTGGTGGAACGGCGTCAGCTTCGTCGAGGATCCCGAGACGGCCAAGCCCTACAACAGCGTCAGCGAAGCGCAGGCCGACGCCTCCAAGATCGGCCAGCCGGTCGAAATCGCTCACCACGCGTTCAAGAGCTGACCCGATGTCGAATGACGGCTGGATTGGCTTTGATCTCGACGGAACGACCGCTCACTACGACGGGTGGGTCGACGAGGAGCATATCGGCGAACCCGTCCCGGCGATCGTCGCTCTGATCAAGAAGCTGCGCGCCGAGGGCGAAGACGTTCGCATCTTCACCGCGCGCGTCGCCCACGGCTCCGAGATCGCCATTCGCGCCATTCAGCGCTGGTGTCTCAAGCACATCGGCGAAGTGCTGCCGATCACCAACGTCAAAGACTTCAAGATGATCCGGCTCTACGACGACCGCGCGGTCCAAGTCGAGTTCAACACGGGGCGCATTATCCAATGACGACGGTCGCGTATCGGTCTGGAATCATCGCCTCGGACTCGCGCGCGACTTACGGCAACATCATTTCGCCGGAGGCGGCCAAGAAGCTGATCGTCAGCCAGCGCCACGGCGTCGTCTACGGTTTCGCCGGCGCCTTCGCCAAGGCCAACGGGCAGATCCGGCGTCTGGAAAGCATGGAACGACTGCCGTGGCTCTCCGGCGAGACGTTCTGTCTCGAGGACCAGATCGAGAAGCCCGATCAATCGTCGACCGAGCTGCTCGTCGTTCACCACAATGGCCTGGTGATCGGCTTCGAGGACGGCCATTGGGTGCAGATCCACGGCGACTTCTATGCGTTGGGATCGGGCACGCCGGCGGCGCTGACCGCCATGCACATGGGCGCGAGCGCGATCGAGGCGGTCAAGATGGCCTCGCTGGTCGACAACAACACCGACGACCGCGTCGTTCACTTCGACATCAGAAATCTCGAGCCGCCGCGCTACAAGCCGCTGGCGCGAACGAGCAAGAAGCCCAAGAAGTGATCTAGCCGACCATATCGTCGGAGATCGCCTTATCCATCGTGCCGCCGTTGGCGTCGAGATACGCCTGAAACGAGGCGGTCAGCAGATCTTTCTTCGACAGGCCGCGCAACGCCGCCTCGATCGAGAAACGCCGGCGAAACGACGATTCGACCTTGAAGCCGAGATCGACGAAATTGCGATAGCCGCCGTCGCTGGGCGTCGACAGATGATCCGGCGCCGCTTGCTCTTCGATCTTCGGCTTAGCTTCCAAGAGACTGCGCCGGCGATGCGGCGGCGGTCGAATGCCCCGCTCCGGGGCCGGCGGGTTTGGCTCGTCGGTCACTTCTGGCCTCCTTCGATGATCAGATTGAGCGTCTCGGAGATCTCCGCCGCCAGCGCGGCCGCGCGCGCGTTCAACGAAGGGAAGTTGGTCTCGGTGACGCCCATGCCGAAATTCTGCGCCTGCTGATAGCTGATCCGGCCGGGCAGGATCTCGCCGAACGTCTGAAAGCCGGCCGAGGCGATCAATTCCTTGGCCTCGTCGACGCTGATGGCGCTGTCGTAGGGGTTGTTGATGACGAAGCGGATCTTGCCGCGCTGGACGCCCTTGGCGCGCAGCTCGGTGGCGAAGGCGATCTGCGGCTCGAGATCGTCGAGGCTGACGCCGAGCGGGCAGATGACGAGATCGGCCGCCTTGGCGATCTCCAGCGAGCCGGTGTCGCTATCCGGCCGCCCGTCGAACACCATCAGATCGTAGAGATCCTCCTGCGCCAGCGCGCTGCGAACGCTGGCGAAGGCTTCGGCGGCGATCTCCGGCTTGACGCCGGCCTTCATTCGGGTGGCCGCCCAATTGCTCGAGGTCTTTTGCTTGAGGTTGAAGTCGGCGATCTTCACCTTCCACTTCGCGCTGGCGAAGGAGACGGCGATCAGACGCGCGATCGTCGACTTCCCGACGCCGCCCTTCTGCGACAGGCAGGCGATCGTGTACATGGCCGCTCCGACTTTCCGACTTCGCGAAGTCCCGGTGTAGCGACGTAGCTAACACGATTCGGCGAAGGCGCCTAGCCGGCGCAGAAAGCCGCAGCCTTAAGCAAGTGAGTGATTTTGAGCCCGATCAGCAGCCAGGCGAGAACGCCAAGGCCGACGAGAAGCCAGCCGACCTTGGCGGGAGGAAGGGGACGCCTCACGCGGCCGTCCGAATCGGACGATTGGCGCCGACGAGCTGCGGGACGCCGAATTGAAGCGCCCGTTCGATCGCCTTTTCGAGATCGCTGATCGAGCCGTCATTCCAGACGCGAAGATCGACGGCGGTCTGGTCGAACTGGTCGAAGTCATAAGGGGAGGGGCCGGCGCTGGAGCGCTTGACCTCGATCACCACGCCGCCCAAGGCGCGATAGAAGTGCCCCTGGCCGCGCCGAACGCCGTCGAAGCAATAGGAGCGCGTCGTTTCGAGCGCGCGGGTCGCCATGAAGGGCATGATGTCGGCGCCGAAGGTCGACTCGAGCGCCTTGCCGAGATCGCCGAGGATCTTCCGGTTCTGCCAGGTCTTATCGAGAATGTGGGTGTGTCGAGCCTTGCCCTCCTGCGTGTAGACGTCCTCGGGCTGAAGCTTCATCCAGCGCACTGCGAAATCGCGCAGCGGCTCGCCGTCATTGACCGCGACGACGCCGTATCGCTCCATCAAAATGCTCTGAAACTGGCTCTTGCCGGCGCCGGGATTGCCACAAAGCGCGATGATATGCGGGAGATTCATGACACCTCAATCAGTTTTGACTTACTTCGGAAGACAAATTAAGAAACCAGCTTGTCCGGCTGGTCATTTCCTGCGGCGTTTTTGCGTTGCATAGCCTCGATCAGGCGCTTTTGACGCTCCAGTTCTTGTAAAAGCCGTCGATTCTCAGCCAAAAGATGCTCGTTCGACAGCACAGAATCGCCAAACTGCGTGAAAAAGTGTACGGGATCGACGCGTCTTTCGCTCATGTTGTGCAATATAGCGAAAAATCGTTCCAGACTTACGTTTTACGCGAAAATCTCCCACGGGTGATCTCGATTTTCAGGCAAAATCCGCTCGACGAAGCCGGGCGTTGCCTCGACGATCGCCCGTTGCGTCTGAAAGTGCTCTTTGAGCTTCGAATTGAGATCGGCCGAGTAGATGGTGATGAAGCAGACGTTCGGACCGCGCTTTTTCGAGCGCATGCCGCGCCCGATGCGCTGCCGCAGCGCCACCTCAGCCTTCCCGCCGCCGGCGAGCTGCACCAGGCTGACCGCCGGCACGTCAACGCCGACATCCAAGATCGTGGTGCCGATCAGAACGTCGATCAGACCCTTCGCCAGACGCGACAGCGCGCGCTTGCGCTCGGGTTGATCGTTGTCGCCCTGAATGAACTCGACCCGCAGCCCGGCCTCGCTCATTTTGCGCTGTAAGAGCTTGCCGTGCTCGGTCCGCTGCACCAGCGTCATCACCGGCAGCTTCAGCCTCGCCGCGCGCCTGGCCTCGGCGACGATATCGCCGTGCATGAAGGGGTTTTCGAGATAGCCGAACTGATAGGCGCGCTGCCACGGCGAGGTGCGATGCAGCTTGGGGTGGGGCTTGCTGACGTGAAACTTGAAGCTCGGCGTCGCCAGGATGCCGCGGTCGATCAGTAGCTTCTCCGACACCTGAATGAGGATCGGGCCGAACGCCGCCATCAGCCGCATGTTGTCTTCGGCGTCTGAACGCATGAACGGCGTCGCGGTCAGCGCGACCCGGATCGAGGCGTTCTTGCAGTGGCGCAGAATCCGATAGTAGGAATCGCCGCCGGCTTCGTGGGCTTCTTCGCCGATGACGACCTCGACGAGCTCCAACAGCTTGACGTGGCGCTCGTAGACCTTGGTCTTCTCCTCGAATTTCTCCTTGGCGAGCTTGAGGACGTCTTCGCGCTTCAGCGCCGCCGGCCGGGGCAGCCCCTTCTTGATCGCCTTCTCGTCGGCGGCGGCATGCGCCTTGACGATGGCGCGCGCCTCGGCGTTGAGATCGGGCTCCTCGAGCCGGGCGACGAAAGTCTGCACCATGCCGCAATTGACGCCGCGGACCGGCTTCCAGACGCCGTCGCCGATGATTCCGACGTTCATGCCGGCCGATTTGAAGCCGTCGGCCATCTGGTAGAGCAGGATCCCGCGGGTCGTCAGGAACATCGTCATCCGGCGGTAGCGGGCGGCTATCAGCTTGGCGATTTTCGACTTACCGCCGCCGGTCGCCACCTGAATGATGCCGCGGCCGTGCTTTTCGACCTGGCGCAGCGCCTTGAGCTGAAAATCGTAGTCGGGATTGTCGTTGCCGAACTCGTCGACGATCGGGCTCTCCGGCCCGAGCGGCTCGGCGTGCGGCCGCATGATGATCTGGACGTTGTGACCGAGCCGAACAAGCTCCGAATGGACGAGATAGACGAAGCCGGCCGGGAAGGTGTCGTTCTTGCGGGTATAGAAGCTGGAGCGGCCGTTCCAATGGGTCGTTCCCATGAATTCGGCGCCCTCGACTGTGTAGGAGAGCAGCTCCGCCACCTGGTCGACGACTGTCTTCGAGGCGCCAATCAACTTGGCGACCACGCAATTCGCCGCAAGCTTGAGGTTTTCGGATTTGGACAAAGCCACTTGCTATTTTGCTCGAGTGTGGTAAATCAACATTGACTGATGAAATAACACAGGATCATCTGTGACGAAAGCCCAATTTGCAGACCCGACGAGTCTGCTGCCGAACCCCTGGAACACGAATCGCATGTCGCCGGACAGCGAAGGGAAGCTCGACAATTCAATCCGACGGTTCGGCTGCTTCAAGCCGATCGTCGTCCGAGAGATCAGGGTCGACGACGAGGGTGTCGCACTCGAGATCATCGGGGGCGAGCACCGGGCGCAATCCGCAGTCAGGGTCGGCCTCGATCGCGTCCCGATCATGAATCTCGGCCCGATCAGCGACAAGGAAGCGAAAGAGATTTCCCTCGCGGATAACGCCAGGTACGGCGCCGACGACACCCTCGAATTGGCGAAACTCCTCAAAGACCTTGGGGACCTCGACGAAATCCAATCCTATCTCCCCTATGCCGACGCGGATCTCACATCGATTTTCTCAGCGTCAGATATAGCGCTCGACGAGCTGGAGCTCGACGACGCCTTCGAGGGAAACAAGGAAAAAGAGCCCGAGCCTGAAATCCCCGCGATCAAGGCGGCGAAAACTCACACGATCATGCGTTTCAAGGTGCCGCTGAGCGACGCCGAGCGCATCACCGAGATGGTCACGCGAATCCAGACCGCCCACGGCTACACCGCCGGCGACCAGCTCACCAACGCCGGCGACGCACTGGTTCATCTGCTTCTGACCTCCGACCAGTCAGGCGCCGAGGATGATTAAGCGCCGGCCGCAACGAAAGAAGATCAAGCCGGCGATCGCGCCGCGCTTCGGCGACTGCGTCGAGTGCCGCTTCTACAAGCCCGGAAACACTGCAAGCGGCTGCGCCGGCTGCACGGCCGGCGAGAATTTCGAGGCCACGGTCGAGGAGCTCGACCCCTACGCAGATCGTTTCCTATCGCGCCGGAGCGACAATTCGTGACCACGCCCAAACTCCCCAATGACGGCAAGATCGAGCTGTGGGACGTCGACAAACTCGTCCCCTACGAGAAGAACGCCAAGAAACACCCCGACGAGCAGATCGACGGTCTGATCAAGCTGATCCAGCAGTTCGGCTGGACGCAGCCGATCGTCGTTCAACGCGCGACCGGTTCGATCATCATCGGCCACGGCCGGCGCCTGGCGGCCGTCAAGATGGGCCTCAAGAAGGTCCCGGTGAACGTCCTCGACGTCACCGACGAGCAGGCCCGCGCGCTGCGCCTGGCCGACAACCGCGCATCCTCGACCGAATACGACACCTCGCTGATCCAATCCGAAATCTTCGACCTGAAGGATCTCGGCTACGATCTCGACACGCTGAATTTCAGCGACAAGGAGCTAGAGTTTCTCGACGGCGGTCTCGACGAGATCGACGACAGCGCCTTTGTCGAGGACGTCTCGGCCGCGGTCGAAAAGCAGAAGGAAGACAACGCCGCCAAGCAGGAGCTTGTCGACCAGCAGGACGCGCCGCTCGCCAAGAGCTTCGGCTTCAAGCGCCTGACGATCGAGCAGGGCCGGCGCGTCAAAGCGTTCATGACCCGCGTCGAAATCGAGACCGGCAAGACTGGCGTTCACGCGCTCATGGCTCACTTCGATGGGCTCGGCGTTCCCGCGAAGTAATTGATAAATCAAAGGTGATTGATGTCCGATGACGGCAAGATAGTCGCATTTCCGAAGAAGCCGGTCGCCGAGGACTCGTTTCGCATCAAGCCGGCTGAGAACCCGAACGCCGACGCCGTGCTGATCGCCACGCTCGAGGATGCGCTGGATCGCGCCAAGAAGGGCGAGATCACCGGCTGCGCGATGATCTCCTGGTATCCCGACGGGCCGGGCTTTCTGCGCTGGCTGTCCATGCCTGTTCACGAAAAGAACATCGATGTCGCGGCGTTTCGCTTCATGGGCGGTCTCAGCCTGCTGGAGGCCGATCTGAAGTGCATGGCGCACGAGCGCTATCTCACCTTCGAGGAAAGCGCGACGCCCGTTCATGAGGGCGAGCCGTCGTGAAATACGTCATCGACAAGCGCTTCACCACGTCCGTCGAGCGCACCCCGCGCGTCCTGGAGATCGCCGAGGGCTTCGGTCTCGGGCTCTCCGACAAGGAATTCGTCGTTTACGACCACCTCGAGGTCGAGGTGAACCAGGGCGACGTCGTCTACATCACCGGCCAGTCGGGATCAGGCAAGTCGCTGCTCCTGAAGGAGCTCGCCCGCCAGATGCAGGCCGGCGGCCTTTCCGTCGCCGATCTCGACAAGATCGAGCTGCCGGAGAAGCCGACGATCGACGTTTTGGGCGCGACCACGACGGCGGCGGCCGACTTTCTCGCCAAGGCAGGCATTTCCGACGCATACCTCTACTTGCGAAAGCCTCTGCAACTCTCCGACGGTCAGCGCTATCGCCTTAAGCTCGCGATCCTGATGTCCGGCCCGGAGAAGGTCTGGGTGGCCGACGAATTCGGCGCAGTGCTCGACCGCATCACCGCGAAATGCGTGGCGTTTAATATTCAGAAGGTCGCCCGCGCGCTCGGAAAGACGCTGATCGTCGCAACCACGCACACCGATCTCGAGGCGGAGCTCGCCCCGAGCCTGATGGTGACGAAGCGCTTCCGCGAGAAGATCCAGGTCAAGAAGGCGGAGCGCGTCCCGCCGCCGTGCTCGCATGTCTATTCGCGGGCGATGGAGCAGCCCTATCCGCGCCGATGCGTCCACTGCGGCCTGCCGGAGGAGATCCGCGCGTGAAGACCATCCGTCTGCCGGGCTGCTGGCCCATCAAGATCGACGCGAGCCTGGCGCACTGGAGGCGCGAAGGAACCAAGCACGGTCCAAAGTCCATGCCGCGTATCATGGCGATACTTTGGTGCAAGCTCGATACGCTTTCGGGGAAGCCACATCCCGAGTGGAGCGGGCGCCGGCTGTGGCTCTATTTTCGCGGCGGCTACGCTTTCTGCGCCGACTTCATCATCGATCGGCGAGGACTTTCGTGACATTCGCAGGGAAGCTCACTGAGGGGCATTGCGAGTCGGGCGCTGTCGACACGCATTTCGATCGACGGACGCAACCCAGCGCTCGTTTCTCGCTGTTAGACGACATGATCGTCAGCAGGGGCGACAAGAGCGACTGGGAACTGCTTCACGAGCTTCATTACAAGGCCGAGGGCCTACCGCTCGGCCCGCGCTACTGGAAGACGACCCTGCACGGCCAGACCATCGGCGTGATCGTCACCGGACTGCCGAAAGGGCTGCTCAAAGAGCGCCACATCGTCATGCCGAAGCTCAAGCCCAAAGGCGGCGACAACAAGCTGATCAACACGCAGCGCTACGTCTTCGTCAACGCCAATTTCCGGGTGATCGGCCGTTTCGTCTTCGACACGATGTACCGCGGCATCGGCTGCGGCTACCGGATGATGAACCTCGCCGCCCGCATGGAGGACAACACCTACATGGAGATCCAGAGCTCCATGTCGAAGTTCAACCATTTCGGCCAGAAGGCGGGCTTCAAATTCGTCACCCCGCTAAACTCCAACAAGTTCGAGGTCGGGATCCGCTTCTTTCGCGAGAATTTCAGCGCCAGCCCGCAGGATTTCGAGGCGATCGTCGCCGAGCTCGAGGGAAAGCCGCCGGCGGAGCGCGAAAAGCTGCTCGGCGCGTGCCGGGCCTTCTATTACCGCCACTCCCACATGGAAAAGACGGGCGTCAACAAGGACAAGGGCACTTCGCGCGTCGACGCCATGAGCGAGCGGGATCTCATCCGGCGCCTTCAGCAGGTGACGCTCGCCAGTCCGATGTACGGCATCTTCAAGAACCCCGACAAAGGCCGGAAGCTTCCCGACGCGCTTCCGCTCACCGCCTTTGATCGCCAGGCCCCGAACGAACCGCTGATCCTATGAGCGACCTCGACCACTTCGATCCCACCGACAAGCAGGCGGAGATCCTGCGCACCGTCTTCCGCTTCATGGACGCCGGCCAGATCCCCTCGGTCAACGAGCTGAAGGCGGCGCTCTCCTACGGGCCGGACGTCTCCAAGGCCGCGATCACCTGTTCGCTGCGCTACCTGCAAACCCACGGCGCCATCGAGCTGGTCTACGGGGAGAAGCATGGACCGATGCGTCCCGGAATGAAGGCTTACGTAAAACCGACACCGGCAGCCTATAGGCGGTTCAGACCAACGCCGGAAGCGATCCTTTGATGAATTAGGATCCGCTCTCTCAAATATTAAGAGTCTTAGAGTCTAAGAGAAGATATTATATATTTGAGAGAGCGGATCGGATAACCACCGGATTAGACAAGTCAGTCCTGACTGGATTTTGGTATGAGTGAAGAAGAAACGCCGCCGGAGATCCCGGCTCCGACCCCGACGCCGGAACCCTCCAACGAGGAGGACGCCGCGCTCGAGAAGGAGATCGAAGCCGCTCCGGAGGAGGAGAAGAAAATCTTCGTCGCCGGCATGGGCAAGACGACGCCGGCCGACCGGCAGTGGATCCGCGACGAGGTGGCGGAAGGCCGGATGAAGCCGTCGGCCTGCGCCGCCAAATATGGCGTGTCGGTCCAATACGTCTCCAAGCTGCTGCGCCAGGCCGGCATCACCTATGGCTCGCGCAAGAAGGAGCGCGAGGAGGCCGAAAAGGCTGCGATCGCCGCCAAGGAGGCGGAGGCCAAGGCGACCTTCGCCGACCGGCGCCTGCGCTTCATCGAAGAGCACAAAATGTCGGCCTACGCGCAGCTCCGCGCGGCTTTCCAGATGGAAGGTCAGCGCCAGAAGCGATGGCGCGATGGGCTGCTCGCCGGCGGGGCGCCGCCAACGCCAAAGGACGCCAACGCGTCGGCGCGCACAATGGCCGTGCTCGACGAGCGCATCCGGATCCTGCTCGGCATCGACGAGATCATCGACGAGAAGGAGCTGCCGCAGATCGACGTCCGCTACATGGGCGACGAGGAGATCATTGCGGCCCGCAAGGGCGCCCAGAGCACCGATGAAACACTACCAACCCTAGACAACAACATCATCGAGGAGTCGCCGTGACAGCCCTTTCCGTTCGATCGGCTACGGCGCCGGTCGGACCACTTCGCGCCAACGCCAAGAAGCTCTTTGTCCACAAAGGGCAGGCGATGGTTCTCAACGATCGCCGGCGCTTTCGCGTCATCGTCGCCGGCCGCCGCTGGGGAAAGACCGCCTGCGCGCGCACCGCGATCATCATCGCCGCCCGGCAGCCCAAGAAGCTGATCTGGTACGTTGCGCCGACCTACCGCATGGCCCGCGGCATCATGTGGCGCGAGCTGCTGGACGCCATCCCGCGCGAGCTGATCGCCAAGATCAACGAAACGCTGATGACCATCCACCTGGTCAACGGCACGATCATCGAGTGCAAGGGCGCCGACAAGCCGGACACGTTGCGCGGCACCGCGCTCGACCTGGTCGTGATCGACGAGGCGCAGGATATTCGCCCCGACACCTGGTATCTGGTGCTTCGCGCAACGCTGGCCTCGACCGGCGGAGACGCGATCATCATCGGCACGCCGAAGAGCTTCAACTGGCTCTACGACGTCTACATGCTCGGCCAGCGCGGCGACAATTACTTCGACGACAAGGAGAAGGTCTGGCGCGTCAACCCGTGGAAGAGCTGGCAGTTCCCGACCATCACCTCGCCCTTCATCCCGCCCGAGGAAATCGAGGCGGCCAAGGGCGATATGGACGAGAAGTCGTTCCGGCAGGAGTTCGAAGCCTCCTTCGAGACGATGTCGGGCCGCGTCTATCACGCGTTCGACCGTAAGATCCACCTGGGGAACTACCCCTTCAATCCCAAGCTGCCGATCTGGGTCGGCCAGGACTTCAACATCGATCCGATGACCTCGGTCATCATGCAGCCGCAGCCAAACGGCGAGATCTGGATCGTCGGCGAAGTCGTGATGTTCGGCTCCAACACGCAGGAGACCGCGGACAAGCTCGGCGAGAAGTTCTTCCGCAACATGCGGCAGACGACGATCTATCCCGATCCGGCGGGTCAGCAGCGCAGCCATTCGCGCGGCGAGTCGGATCTCGACATCCTGCGCGACGCCGGCTTCACCCGGCTCAAATATCGTCGCAAGGCGCCGAGGGTCTCGGACCGCATCAACGCCGTCAACCGCATGTTCCGGGCCGCCGACGGCTCTATTCGGATGCGGATCGACAACACCTGCAAGCACACGATCACGGCTTTCGAACAGGTCATCTACAAGCCCGGCACCCGCGAGGTGGACAAGACGATGAACATCGAGCACGCGGCGGACGCCGTCGGCTATTGCATCGATCTTGAATTCCCCGTGCGGAAGGTGGAAATTGCCGGGTATTCTCGTTGACCTTGCGCGACAGTCAAAATTGATTTATCTTGCGCGGGAATTAGAGAGCCCCTAGTGCTGAATATCGTCGGTTACGACCAAAAGACACTTCAGGATTTTCTTGCGCGGCGCCACCCCGATTACAATCGGCTGCACCCGCACTGGACTTTCTGTGAGGAGACCTACGAGGGCGGCCGCCACTGGTTTCGCGGCAACATCTTCCGCTACGTCAAGGAAGGCGACAAGGAATACGACGACCGCGTCGCCCGCGCCTACCGTTTCAACCACACCCGCGAAGTGGTTGATCTTATTCAGAAATACATCTTCAAGAGCCCCGTCGCCCGCAATTGGGACGACGCGCCCGACTACGTCAAGCAGTTCTGGCGCAAATCGACGCTCGCCAACCTGACCATCGAACAGTTCATGAAGATGGTCTCGACCGCTTCGTCGAACTTCGGCCGCGTCTGGGTCTTCGTCGACTCGAACAAGAAGGACACCGTCCTCACCAAGGCCGACGAGCAGGAGCAGGGCGCCCGCTGCTACGCCTACATCGTCAAGCCGCAGGACATGCTCGACATCGGCTTCGAGGATGACGGCGATCTGATGTGGGCGCTGGTGCGCGAGCGCGTGCGTGACGACGCCGACCCGATCACCTCGAGCGGGATCGTCAAGTTCCGCTACCGGCTGTGGACGCGCGACGCCTGGTATCTCTTCGAGATCACCGACAACGCGGATCTGAGGCCCGACGGCACCACGGCGCCGCAGACCTCTTTCAATCAGATGCCGCCGGTCGCCAACAACATCCAGCAGCTCGAACTGCCGGGCGTTCTGCCGTTCGTTCTGGCCGCCGAGAAGGGCAGCAAGGTCGTCGTCCGGCTCGTTGATTTCGGCGAGGTCACGATCGGCCGCGTGCCGTGTTTCCCGGTCGACAACGTCATCGGCGATCACAAGTATTCCTCGCCGGCGCTCACCGCCGACATCGCCTATCTCGATCGCGCGGTCGCCAACTATCTCTCGAACCTCGACGCGATCATCCAGGATCAGACCTTCTCGCAGCTCACCATGCCGGCGCAGAACGTTCTGCCGGGCGACGACAAGTACGAAGCGATCCGCGAAATGGGGACGAAGCGGATCTTCCTCTACGACGGGGAGAGCGGCGCCGAGCCGAAATACATCAGCCCCGACGTCAAGCAGGCTGAAGTCATCGTCACGGTGGTCAATAAGATCATCAACGAGATCTACCACTCGATCGGCATGGGCGGCGAGCGCACCAAGCAGGACAATTCCGTCGGCATCGACAATTCCTCGGGCGTCGCCAAGGCTTACGACTTCGAACGGCTCAACAGCCTGCTGACCACCAAGTCGGCCTCGCTGGAGAACGCCGAGAACGCGCTGATCGGCCTGTTGGCCGCCTGGAACGGCGATCCCAAGTTCGACCCGACTGTCGATGAGGTCGACGACGACGGCGACAACGGCCTGGTCGCCTACGCCGACACTTTCGACGTTCGCTCCCTCTACGACGAGTTCACCGTCGCCGAGCGCCTGGCGCTGGTCGACGCGCCGCAGAGCGTCCGCCAGGAGCAGATGAAGCAGGTCGTCGACAAGCTCTTCCCGGCGCTTAAGGCCGATCTCAAGAAGAAGATGCAGGAGGAGATCGAGAACAACTGGCCGATCTCCGAAGCCGACAAACAGCAGATTCAGGGCGTCATTAGTGGCGACCCGAGCGCCAAATTCCCCGCCAAGCTGATCGCCACTCACACGCCGAACGGCGCCGGCGGATCGCCCAAGGGCGGGGCAGGGAAGAGCAATCCCGCCAACAAGAATCCCTCGACCGCGAAGCGCCAAGGACAGGTGACGAGCGAGACGAAGTAACGGAACAGCGCCGTCGCGCTGTCGAGCCAAGAGAACGGCTCGTGACACCAAAGGCCAAGAGAACGGCCCGAAGGACTAGAAATGAAGTATCGGATCAACAAATACCTGGCCACCCCGGTTTACGACGCTGAAGACGGCACGGGTGGCGGCGATGACGCCGCAGCCGCGAAGGCCGCCGCAGACAAGGCTGCCGCTGAAAAGGCCGCGGCTGAGAAAGCTGCGGGCGAGAAGTCGGCCGCCGAAAAGGCCGCGGCTGAGAAAGCTGCCGCCGAGGCCGGCAACAAGACGGGTCTCTCCGACGAAGCGGCCAAGCTGCTCAAGGAGAACATGGCCAAGAAGGAAGAGCTCGCCGCGCTCAAGGCGAAGCTCAAGGAATTCGACGGCATCGACGTCGCCGCGGTGAAGCAGATGCTCGCCAACAAGGCGGAGGAAGAGAAGAAGGCCGCCGAAGCCAAGGGCGACTTCGAGCGCGTCAAGACGATGATGGCTGAAGAGCACCAGAAGGCGCTCAAAACCGTCGCCGCCGAGGCCGCCGCGGTCAAGGAGGAGAACACCAAGCTCTCTTCGATGATCAACGAGCTGACCATCGGTCAGTCGTTCGCCGGCTCGGAATTCGTCACCAAGCAGCTCGTGCTGCCGATCCCGAAGGCGCGCACGATCTACGGCTCGAACTTCGAGATCGAGGACGGCCAGGTTGTGGCCTACGACAAGCCGAAGGGCGCTCCCGAGCGCACCAAGCTGGTCGACGCCACCGGCAAGCCGCTGCCCTTCGAGTCCGCGATCGAGCGGATCGTCAAAGCCGACCCGGATCACGCCAGTCTGCTGAAGTCGACGCTCGCCGCCGGCGCGCGTTCGAAGACCAACGGCAATCTGCGCGGCGACGAGAACCCGGCCGCCAAGGGCCTCACCGGCCAAGCTCGCATCAAGGCGATCTTGGACGCTCAAGGCAAAAAGTGATCTGAAATACCGAAACGGCAAGAATTCGCGGTTTCGGTATTTGACAAACCGGCTTCTCGCGGTATCATATGGTCAATCAGTTTTGACTTGTCTCGGTTGAGACGAAAAACCAGCTTCCGCGAGAAGCTATTTGGAGTGAAAAATGCCTCTTCTGGTTGCTGAAGCCGCCAAGCTCTCGCTCGAACAGCTCGAGCGCGGCGTCATCGAGGAGATCATCGACAAGGACGAAATGTTCGCGATGGTGCCCTTCATGTACGTCGAGGGCAAGGCTTACGTCTACAATCGCGAGAATACGCTGACCGAGGCCGACTTCCTGTCGCCTTACGATCCGGTCAACGAAGGCGGCGCGACCTTCACCGAGGTCACGACCACGCTGAAGATCATGGCCGGCGACGTCGACATGGACAAGTTCCTGTTGGCGACCCAGAGCGACCACAACTCGCAGCTCGCCATTCAGCTCGCCTCCAAGGCCAAGGGTCTCGGCCGCGCTTTCCGGCGCGCGCTGGTTCAGGGTTCCTCGAGCGTGAACGCCAAGTCGTTCGACGGCGTGGCTTCGCTCTGCGACAATTCGCAGGTGATTCTGGCCGACACCAACGGCGCCGCGCTGACGCTGGCGATGCTCGACGAGCTCAAGGAGCTGGTCAAGCTCGGCGCCGACGCGCTGGTCATGCGCCGCTCCACCTGGCGCGCGATTCGCGCTCTGCTGCGCTCGTTCAACGGCAACCACGCCGAAACGGTCATGATCGAGAACTTCGGTCAGCCGATCCACGCGTATGACGGCACCCCCGTCCTGCTGAACGACTACATCCCGAACAACGAGACTTGCGGCTCCAACAACGCCACGACCTCGATCTACGCCATTCGCTTCAACGAGGCGGACGGTTTCCATGCGATCTACGGCGGCCCGTCCGCCGGCATTCAGGTCGAGAACATCGGCACGATTCAGAACAAGGACGCCGTTCGCTACCGCATGAAGTGGTACGTCGGCACCGCGCTGAAGAGCACGCTGTCTCTGGCTCGCTTGGCCGGCATCACCAACGTTTAATCTTGGCTTACAGTCAGGATTGATCTATCTTCGGGCGGGAGCAATCCCGCCCTTTGTCGTATGGGCCGAGAGAAATCAACTTGGAGAATTCAGTGTCTAATCTTCGTCGCGCCGGTCTCAGTGACCTTGGCCAGACTAGGGAACCGGCGGTCGTGACCGGCCAGCCGCGGGTTCATCGCCCGCCGATCCCGGTTCCGGATGTTCGCGATGGCCGCGGCTCTCGACGTGTTCGCATCATGCAGAAGGGATGGGAGACCTTCACCGGCAATTTCGGCGGCGTCGACTTTATCGACGGCGTGACGACCGATCTGATCTCGGAAGCGTTCGCCGACCGCGTCTGCACCCAGATTCGCGCGGTGGACGCCGACACCGGCGCCTCTATCGGCCCGCAACAGCGAATGATCGACGCCAAGACGGTCAAGATGCCGGTCGCCGAGCGTCTCAAGCCAGCTCCGACCACCAAGGAAGAGCAGCTCGAGGCTGACGCGGCCGCGGTCGAACAGGCGGCTGAGACGCAGACGAAGCAGGAGCGGGTGGTCTACACCTATGACCAGCTCGCCAAGATCGTCGATCGCAAGGGCATTCAGGGCCTTCGCGACATCGCCGCGCCCTATGGCGTGCGAGCTCGCGCCATCCCGGATCTGATCACCAACATCCTCAACGCGCAGGCCGAAGCTCAAGGTCTCGGCCCGGTCGTCAAGGCGTAATCTGCCATGAACCAATTCCCCGCCGGCACTGACGTCACCGTCACGATTCCCTTCGTCGATCGGAACGGCGCCGCATTGCCGGCGGCGGGAATGGCCCTTTCCTATACGGTGCTCGACGAGCTGGAGAACGTCGTTCAGACGTCGACCGATCTGCCGGCGCCGCAGACCTCGGACACCGGCGTCACGGTCACGATCCCGCGGACCGCCAATCAGCTCGCCGGGCCGGCGCCGAACATCAGCGACGGCGTGGCGACCGGCAATCCGATCATCACGGTCGACGGCCTGCGCGAAATTCAGCTCACGATGACGACCGCCGCCGGCCAGTTCGTCACCAAGATCCAATATCTGCTGAAGGCGTCCGACGCGGCGCTGGTGCTGCTACAGAACAGCTTCCAGACCTACAATCTGTCGCTGCTGACGGCTTCGCGGCTGGTCAATCTTCAGTCCTGGCCGGACGCAGCCGAGGGCGATCGCATCAACGCGTTGATCCAAGCTTGGCTGCGCATGACCAAGCTCGGCTATTTCGTGCGCTGGCCGCGCGATCCCGACGCCCAGAACTACCTGAATTGGTTTGACAGCCGCAACGAAATCATCATCCCGCGTCTGTGGACGGTGATGACCACGCAGCGCTGGTACAACTATTACCCCGAGAACTTCCGCCAGGCTATGCGCGACGCGCAGGTGCTCGATGCGGATTTCCTGCTGACCAACGACGTCTATCAGCAGCGCCGCGACGCCGGCATCATTCGCGAGCGGGTCGGCGAATCCGACATTCAATTCCGCAACGTCAAGCCGCTCAATCTGGGACTGTCGAAGGCGGCTCTCGCGCGCCTGCAAGGCTACGTCGACACCAAATACACCATCACCCGGAGCTGATCGTGTTCGTCCCCAACACGACCGGCATCCTGACCCTCTTCATCGGTCACGACAAATACGGGCAGGAGGTTTACGCCGCCTCCGGCGTCAAGGCGGCTTGCGGGATCGTCAAGCTGGAACCAATCGTTCAGAAGACGCCCATTCGCTCGACCGGTTCAGCGTCTCGCGGCGAGGCTGACGAACTCGTCGAGCCGGCGATGATCCTCTTCCCCGCCAATTCACCGATCAACGTGCTGTCAAAATTCCAGATCCTCGGCGCGACGCTGCGCTGCATTTCCGTGCAGCCGCGGATCAACATCGGCGGCGAGGTCGATCACCTGGAATGCACCTTCGAAGCGGGGTCGAGCTGATGGGCATGAAGCTCTATGGCGCCGATGATCTGCGCGCCTCGCTGCGCAACATCGCCACGAAGGTCCCGGAGAACGGCCGCAAGGTCATGCACCGCGCCGCCGACAAGATCGTCGAGCGGGCGCAGCTCTTCTGTCCGGTCGACCTCGGCAATCTCGAGGAGTCGATCCACAAAGAGGTCAAATACGAGCAGCGCGGCCGCTTGGCGATCGACATCGTCGCCGGCGGCCTGGTCGGCGGCGTCGATGTGGACGCCTACGCCTCGGAAATCGACGAGAACTATGAGTCGATGCGCCCCGGACCGGGGACGATCGCCAAGCGCGACGCCAATCCTGGCGTCTACGTCGGCGAGCATTTCATTGACCGCGCGGTCGAAGAGCAGGCGCCCAAGCTCGAGGCGGCTCTGATCGAGGTCACGGCGCAAACGATGGCGGAGGAGGGTGGAGAATGAACCTCGACTGCATCGCCGAGGTTCTGATCGAAGCCAATCTGGCGACGGCGCTCGGCACCGACATCTTCGAGCATCATATTCCAGAGACGTGTTCGCAGGGTATTCTGCTGAAGATGCCGATGGATGGCATCCCGGTGAACCACTACATCCCCGGCTTCTTCAAGGGGCGATTTCAGGCGATCCTGCGCTCCAAGGATCACGCCTATGGCGACGCCAATTCGTTGCTGATCAACAAGGCGCTGACCTTCTACCAGCGCGTCTTCACCGATTCGACCTCGGGCGCGACACTGATGCGCGTCCTTCAGTGCTTCCCTTCGACCTTGCCAATCGTCTACCCGCGCTCGGCTGGCAACGAGTACGAATGGGCGTGCAACTTCGTCATTCATTACATCATGTCGAGTTAAATCAGTTTTGACTTCTTTGGCCCCTTACGGCATAATCGAGGCTAAGTCAGTTCTGACTGCACAATTCGAAGGAAAGCATCACCGTGTCCAACACGAACAACGTCAAGCTCGGCGTGTGCCGGATCTTTTTCGGCGGTCAGGATCTTGGCTTCACTCAGGGCGGCGTCGACGTCGAAGTGAAGACCGACACCCATCAGGTGATGGTCGACCAATACGGCAAGTCCGTCATCAACGAGATCATCCTGGGCCGCACCGTCTCGGTGAAGGTCCCGCTCGCCGAGACGACCCTCGACAACCTGGTCCAGATCATGCCGGGCGCCTCGATCGTCGAGACCGGCGGCGTCAAGGCTTCGGGCACCGTCACCTTCACCGCGGCCGCGACTGCGGGCGACAAGGTCACGATCAACGGCGTCGACTTCACCGCGGCGGCCGTGCCGGCCGGCGCCAATCAGTTCGCCCTCGGCACTTCGGCGCCGACTGCTGCGGCCGCGCTCGCCGCGGCTGTCAATGCGATCGACGACCCGAACGTTCCGGTTGTGGCCACCGCCGCCGCTGGCGTCGTTACGCTGACCGCGAACGACTACGACAGCTCGTTCTACTCCTACAACGCGGTCACGCTCGCCAAGACGGGCACCTCGGCCACTGTCTCGGGCGCTAACCTGTCCGGCGGCGTCATCGCCAGCAAGGCCAAGGTCGTCGTCCCGACCGGCGTCGGCACCTCGCTGCTCGCGATCGCCAAGCCGCTCGTCCTGCATCCGCAGGTCAACGCCGACACCAACCGCAGCGAGGACTTCGTCATTCCGCTGGCGGCGACCGCCGGCGGCCTGAAGTTCGCCTACCAGCTCGACAAGGAACGCATCTACGATGTGTCCTTCATGGGCTACCCGGATCCGATCACCGGCGACCTGTTCATCGTGGGAGACGAGACGGCCTCTTAATCTCTTGTCTTTGGACGGAGAATAAGTCAATATTGACTGGCGCGGTCTCGGCTGCGCCAGTTTCGTTTTGAAGGACAGACGACACCTATGGCTACCAAAGGCACGAAGTATCTCGACCTGGACGAGGTCGATAGCGAGACCCCGGAATTCGTCATCAAGCTCGGCGGCAAGGAGCATCAGCTCACCCCGATCTCGCTGCGGGATTGGATCGCCAACACCAAGATGATGCAGAACATTCGTGGCGCCGACGGCGACATTGAGGCCGAGGCCGACATCATCATCGGCATGATCACGCGGTCGTTCAAGACGCTCGAACCCGAGATCCTGAAGACGATGCCGCTCTTCAAGCTCAACAAGATCCTCGCGTTCGCGCGCGCCAACAACGGCGAAGACGACGCCGACAAGGAGGTCGCGGCGGAAGCCGAGGCGAACCCTACGGCCGCGCCGGCGGCCGAAGCTCTGCCGGCGACGTCGTCTCCGCAATCGACTTCGGCTTCCTCTTCTGCCGCGTGATGCGGTTCTACGGAATGTCGGACCAGGCGCTCTTCGAAATGCCGGCCCGACGTTTCTGGCTCCTGCATCGCAGCATCGACCGCATCGCCGCGGAAGAGACGGTTAGGTCCGCGCAAGTCGCGGCGGCCGCGCAGAACGGCGAGAGTTTCACCCAATTCGTCGCGGATCTCCGCACGCAAATGGGGGACGTGGTGAAAATCGATCGAGCGGCCAAGGCCATGACCGCGGAACTCGATCGACAGGGTTTGGCGACGCTGAAGGCACTGAAGCCGGTGGGGTCGTCGGTGTCGATGGAAGTGTAGGGAAATGGCGCTCCGCGTAGAACTCGATCTGGATGACGGCGGTTTCGTCGAAGGGATGCGAGTCGCGGAGCGCTCGATCGACAGCTTCGAGTCCAAGGTCAAAAGCAACACCGGATCAGTCAAGAACCTGGAGGGCGCGCATCGCAGCCTGCTCTCCACCCTTCGCGACGTCACCGTCGTTCTCGGTCTGACCCATCAGGCGATGGGTATGATCGACTCGGTCAGCACCTCTTGGGTGCGCAAGATCGTCGAGGTCAACGCCGAATTCGAACGCATGATCACCATCATGCGCTCGCTCTCGACCGAACAGAATTCGGTCCAGAAGGCGGCCGACTCCGTCAGCCACCTGCGCGAAATGGCCAAAGACGCGCCCTTCGCGCTGACCGCCATCCATGACGCCTTCATTCGGCTGAACGCGGCCGGTCTCGAGCCGATGAAGGGCAGTCTGCAAGGGCTGCTCGACGCCGTCTCGGCCTTCGGCGGCGGCGACAGCGAACTCGGTCGCGCCGCGCTGGCCTTCCAGGAAATGGCCGGCAAGGGCGTTGTGCAGATGAAAGAGCTGCGCAACCAATTGATGATGGCCGTGCCGAGCGCGGCCCGACTGCTGGCGCGCGCCACCGGCGAGTCCTACTCGGAAATGATGGCGGACATCCACACCGGCACCGTGGACGCCAAATCGACCATTCAGGCTTTGGAGCTCGAGTTCGAGCGCGCCTTCGGCGGCGCCGCGCAGCGTCAGATGGAGACCTTCAACGGCCAGATCGGTCGAATGAAGGTGCTGCTTCAGGACATTGCGATCAACAACGTCGGCAAGCCGTTCGGCGCCGATGGCGAGCCGAACAAGAATGGCTTCTTCGAAACGATGAAGCAACAGATGGAGGACTTCAACGATCTCCTCAAAGGCGGCGCAAACGGCCACGGCGTCGCGCAGGGTCTCGGCAATATGCTGGGCGACGCGCTGACGACCTTTGTGCGCGATATGCGCGGAGCGCTGGAGCTGCTCGTCGAGTTTCGTTCCGAGATCGAGGCCGCCGGCGAAGCGCTGGCGATCGGTTTCGGGGTCTCGATCGTTCGCGGCATCTTTAACAGCCTTGGCTCGGCGTTCGAAAGCATGGGCGCTCGCGTCAAGGCGATGCGAACGGAGTACGCAACCTTCCAGGCGACGGTGCAGGCCAACAGCGCCGCGCGCCAATGGGCAAACATGCAAGGTCTCTATGCGGCCGAGGCCACCGCGGCGGAGAGCGTTGCGAAGGCGACGGCGATCGCGGCGGCGTCAGACGCGACGGCTAAAGAGGCGATTCGACTATCGAATCTGGCGCAGGATCTTGCCAGCCGCGGTCTGATGAGCGCCGAACAGGCGATTGCCAAGGCCGAGACGGCGACCGCCGCGGTCGCCGCGGCCGCTCGTGAAGCCGAGACGCTCGCTGCCGCCAAGAGCTCGTTTTCTGAGGCCGCAGCCGCGTCCAGCGCCGGCGCCGCGCTTGAGGGCGCGAGCATGCTTGGGTCGGGCGGCAAGAACATGCTCGCCATGTTGCCGCTATTGGCCGAGGGGCTCGGCATGGTGGCGACCGGCGCGTTGATTCTTGGCCCGGCGATCGCCTTCGTCGTCGACTATTTCGACCTTTTCAACACCAAGGCCAAGGACGCCTGGCAGAACCTTGAGCGCTACGGCGCCGCTTCGCGCGAAGCCGCGGAGGGTGGCAAGGCGTTTCTTCAATCAGAGCAAGAGAAGCTTCGCGCCATGGAGGCGGATCGCGCCTCGCGTCTGGCGGCTGAAGGCGCTCTGGGCAACGCCAACGCCGCCGGCGCCGGATCAGATCCCGAGCTCGAGGGGCAGCGCGCTCGCGTCGCCAGCCTCCTGAAGGAATATCAGGACTGGCAGAAAGAGGGCATGCAGAACGACGCCAGTCGTGGCGCTTCGTCGGCTATGAAGATCATTGAGGACCAGCTTCGCGAGCTTCAGGTCGGCTACAATCAGGCGTCCGACGCGGCGGCGAAGGTCTTCGACGGCAATCTCAAGAACATCAATTCCGAGCACAAGTCCGCCGCCCTCGCCACAGCCGACTATCAGGAGCAACAGAAGAACCGCGCGCTAGGCTATTACGACGAGCAGATCGCCAAGATTGAGCAGGCGAAGACTGCCGCGGAGGACTGGCTGAAGAAGGGCGACGAATTCAACAAGATGGTCGCCCTGACCTTCCTGTCACAGCTCGACGAGCGGGAAAAAGCCGCCAAAGCTGCGCGCGAGCAGGAGGCCAATCAGCACATGGGCCTTCAGCTCAATCAGAAGATCCTGCCGGATGACAAGCTCCTCGAGAAGGCGTCGGACGAGATCCAGAAGCTTTACGCTCAGATCGACGGCTACAAGGCCGGGATCGAGGGCTCCGACGCGGCCGCCGAACAGCTCTATCAGACCTGGCTGCGGCTAGGGAAAGCCGGCGACGAGCACGTCCAGGCCGTCGCCGAAGCGCTGGAGAAGATGAAGGCGCTCAAGGAAGAGGCCGACGACTACAACAAGATCATTTCCGGCGGCCACAAGCTGATGAAGGATCTTCAGGACGCGATCGACAAGGATCGCGACAAGATCTTCGAGGACAAATACGGCAAGGCGTCGGATCTCGAGAAGATCCAGGCGAAGATCGCCGCCGGCGAATATGCCGGCTACGGCGGCTCGAGCGCGGAATCGCAGCGGCTTGTCGCCATGCGCGAACGTCTCGACGAGACGACGAGCGCAGCGGCGCGCGCCGGCGCGGCGTTGCAGGTCGCGCTCGGCCCGACGCTGACCGAAAGCGTTCTGAACCTTAATCAGGCGCTCGGCGGCACCTCCAATGCGCTGCTGTCGATCGTCAATGGGACGACGAAGCCGGGCGGCTTGTTCTCGCCGCAGCTCCCCGTCGCGTCGCTCAACGGCTCGATCATGGCCGGCGCGGCGCCGGGCGCCGATTGGGCCTCGGGCATCAATTTCGGCAAAGCGCGTCCAAACTCGGCGCAGACCAGCCCGAACGATCCGCTACAAGACGACGTCAAGTCGGCGCTGCACGCGATGCAGCAGATGTTTGGCGCCTTCACGATCACCTCGACGACCGAGGGCGGTCACGTTTGGGATTCGCAGCACTACAAGGATAAAGCGGTCGACATCGCCACCAACGGCATGAGCGATCAGCAATATAGGGCGCTGATCGCCGACGCGATTGTGGCCGGCTTCCGCGGCATCGGTATTTCCGACTCCCATCTGCACGTCGACATGCGGGACACGCCCGGCGGGCGTCCGGTCGCCTTTGCTGACGGCGGCACGCAGTCGCGCGCCGGTCTGGACATCGCGCAGTGGAATGAACTCATCGCGGGGATCAAGAACGCGGCTGAAGCGTTGCGGCCGAACGGGCAAGCCACTTCTGACGCGTCCGCACAAAAGCAAGCAGAGCTTAAGATCACTGAAGCTCAGCTTGTTAAGGCTAACGCCGACAAGGCTATGAGCGATCTGCTCGACAAGGCGAATGAAGGCGCCGACATCAAGAAGCTGATCCTTGATGGCGAGGGCACTTGGACCGCCAAAGTCACCGAGGCGATTCGCGAGAACGGCGCCAAGTCTTCGATCGGCTCGAACGATCCGAACGACCCGCGTTGGAAGTACCTGCTCGACGCGGCTCAGAAATACGACGCTGCGATCAAGCAGGTCGCTGATCGCAAGAGCGCGATCACTGACGCCGACACCTCGGCCAAGAGCATGCTGCAAAAGCTCACCGACGGTCGCGACGGCCTGGCGAACGCGTTCGTCAAGCTCGCGCACGGCGCCGACGCGGCCTCCGACAGCCTGCTAAAGGTCAAGGAAGAGGGTCAGCGCAACGTCGATCGCGCGACCAAGGCTTACGGCGCCAACTCGCCGGAGGCGGCGACTGCCCAACAGCAGGCGGCGCAGGCTTACGCCGACGCGCAGAACCTCGACATCGCCAAGGCGGCCGAAGCGGCTCAGAAGAAGACCCAGACGCTCCGCGAAGCGACGATGACGCAGGAGCAAGTCGAGGTCGATAAGTACAATCGCCTCGCGCAGGAATATCAGAAGGATCTCGCCAATTTCACCGGCACCGAGCAGCAGAAGGCGCAGCTCGCCAAGATCTTCAACGACAATCTGGCGGCCGAATGGGCTGCGTTGCAGGCGAAGACGCCTTTTGCCAAGCAGATGCAGGATTGGGCGGACCTAACCAAGAATCTTCAGCAAGCCACCTCCGGCTTCATGAACACCGCGGTCGACGATCTCACTCAGCAGCTCACGACCGGCCAAGCCAATTGGTCGAGCTTCGCCAACTCGATCTTGAAGGATCTGACTCAGATCGCTCTCAAGGCGAGCATCGGCGGTCTGTTCAACGCGACCGGCATGTCGTCGCTTCTGGGCGGCGGCGCCGGCAAGCTTGGTGGTGGCGGCGGCTCGAAGGGCGGGCCGATGCAGCTTGGCGGCGGTGGCAGCAAGCTCGGCGGCCTCGGCGCGCTGGTCGGCATTCATCACACCGGCGGCATGGTCGGCGCGGCGCACGCGCATCGCTTCGTCGCGCTCGGCGAAATGCTGAAGACTTTCGGCTCGGCGCCGCGCTTCCACACCGGCGGCGTCATCGGCGCCGACGAAGTGCCGATCATCGCGCGCAAGGGCGAGGGCGTCTTCACGCCGGAGCAAATGCGCAACATGGGCGGCCGCAGCGGAAACGTGACGCTCCACAACAACGTCACCGTGAACGCCAACGGCGGCACCACCGAGCAGAACGCGGATCTTGCCAAGCAGATTGGCGACCACGTCGAGCGCATCGCCCGATCGACGGTCGTCGACGAGATCCGGACGCAGATGCGGCCGGGCAACATGCTCTTCGCCTCGTAAGGACCCAAGATGGCCCTCAACACGTTCAATCCGGATCCGCCGCCCTCGCCGGGCACCGATCTCAAGCGGAAGCCGAAGCTGCTCAAGGCAGACTTCGGCGACGGCTACACGCAGGCGGCCGCCGACGGCATCAACTGGATCAAAGGCACGCTGACGCTGACGTGGGACAACCTGACGCTCAGTCAGGCGGTCGCGATCGACAACTTCTTCATCGCGCAGGGCGGCTACATTCCGTTCTACTACACGCCGTCGGATGATACGGCCCCGATGAAATGGACCTGTGAAGATTGGTCCGTGAAGCGAGGGCAGGGCGGCATTCGGACGATCACGGCGACGCTGACCCAGAATTTCAGCACCTTAACTTGAAGTCAATATTGACTTATTATATGTTGAGGAGCAGAGCAGAGATCCGACATGGCCGCCTTATCCGAAACGATTCAGTCGCCGGCGCCCGGCGAGCTCGTGACCATGTTTCAACTGGACACGAGCTCGATCGGCGGGCCGATCCAGCATTTCTGCCCGGCTAACGAGAACAACGCCGGCGTGACCTTCAACGGCGTCTATTACACGCCGGCCGACGTCTCCTATTCCGGCTTCGAAATGACCGGGACGGGCGGGCAGGCGACGCCGAAGCTCAAGCTCGCCAACACCAACGGCGTCTTTCAGGCGATGGTAAACACCTTCGGCGACCTGGTCGGCTGCTCGCTGATCCGGATTCGCACCTTCGCCCAATATCTCGACGGCGCCGCGGAGGCCGACCCGACCGCCTTCTTCGGCCCCGACATCTTCCGCGTCGAGCGCAAGACGAGCGAGAACCCGATTTTCATCGAATGGGAGCTGTCGTCGTCGCTCGACAATCAGGGCGCGATGATCCCGAAGCGCATGGTGATCCGCGACACCTGCACCTGGCGCTATCGCTCTTGGAACGTGAGCAAGAGCGCCTTCGACTACTCGAAGGCGCAGTGCCCGTACACCGGCGCGATCCTGAACGACATGGATCAGACGACGACGGATCCGACGCAGGACGGCTGCGGCCGGACCGTCAATAGCTGCAAGCTCCGGTTCGGCGCCAGCAATCCGCTGCCGTTTGGCGGCTTCCCCGGCGTGGCGAGGTTCCAATGAGCTTCGCCCTGACGCGCGCCAATATCGACGACATCAACGCGCACGCGTTGCGGGATTACCCGAAAGAGGCGTGCGGCCTCATTGTCGACGGCGCCTATCTGCCTTGCTTCAACTACGCCGCCGATCCGGCGGCCGACTTCGTGATCGCGCCCGAGATCCAGGTCAAGATTCGGTCGCAGGGCAAGAAGATCGACGCGGTCGTTCATTCGCACCCCAATGGGCCGCTCTTCCCCTCTGAGCAGGACATGCGCGGCCAGCTCTCGACCGCGCTTCCGTGGGTGCTCGTCGCCACCGACGGCGTGCGCGTCTCGCCGCCCGAGATTTGGGGCGACGGGGTCGAAGTCGCCCCGATCATCGGGCGATCGTTCATGCACGGGATTCGCGATTGCTACGCGCTTGCGCGCGACGTGTATCGCTTGGGACGCGACAAGCTTGCAGTGCAAGGGATCGACTGGCCGCTCGAGCCTGTGAGCTTCCCTGACTACCCTCGCGCTGACGGCTGGTGGGGCGACGCCAAGAAGCTCGGCCAGACGCTCTACGTCGACAATTTCCGCAAGGCCGGCTTCGTCGAAATCCCGCGCGAGCACGCCCGCCCCGGCGACGGCTTCCTGATGCGAATCAAGAGCCTGACGCTCAACCACTGCGGCGTTCTGACCTCCGACGGCATGATTATTCATCACCTGCCGGGGCGGCTCTCGCTGCGCACGCCGGCCGGCATCTGGGCGCGCGCCGCCGAAATCTGGGTTCGCTATCAGGGGCCGGGCGATGCTTCGTAAGGTCTATCTTCACGGCCGGCTGGCCGAGGTATTCGGTTCAGAGTTTCGCTTCGACGTCGAGACGGCGGGCGAGGCCATTCGCGCGCTCAACGCCAACTTCCGGCGCTTCGCCGAGGAGCTGCGCGAAGGCGCCTATCGGGTCGTTCGCGGCGATCCGGAGACCGGCGTCGACATCGACGAGAAGGATCTGAACAGCTTCCGGCTCGGCGCCGCCGATCTCCACATCGTTCCCTATATCCTCGGCTCGAAGAACAGCCACGCCGGCGGCACGCTGAAGATCATCCTCGGCGTGGCGCTGATCGGCACGGCGCTCTTCTTCTCCGGCGGCACGTTGTCGGCCCCGATCGGCAGCGGCCTCTTCGGCTCGTTCACCTACGGCAACGTCGCAATGGTCGGCGTGGCGCTGGCGCTGGCCGGCGTCGCGACGCTTCTCGCCCCGAAGCGCCAGGACCCTTACCAGCAGTCGTCCTTCATCTTGAACGGCCCGAGCAATTCCTACGCGCAGGGCAACCCTGTGCCGCTGATCTACGGCGAGGTCATCACCGGTTCGCAGATTATTTCTGGCGCGCTCGACATCGAGAATATCCCCGTCAATTGGGATCCGACCAACGGCAACACCAACATCGACACCTACGATCCGGAGACAGGGCAGGGCGTCGTTAGCGGCAATCCAACCGAATACACTCAGCCCTCCGGAAACACCTGATGGACTTTCCTCTCCAAATCGCCGGCTCAAAGGGCGGAACGATGGCGCTCACTTCGGGCGGCTCGTCGAAAGGCAGCGGCTCGCAGGGCGTCGAGTCGAACAACACGCTGCGCTCGGCCGCCTTCGCGCGCATCGTCGAGCTTCTTGGCGAGGGCGAGATCGAAGGTCTCGTCAACGGCGGCGTCTCGATCTATTTCAACCAGACGCCCGTCGTGAACGCCAACGGCACCGTGAACTTCCGCGGTGTGCAGTGGGAGAGCCGCGTCGGGCTGCCCGATCAGACGGGCCTGCCGGGCAACGCGACGGCCGAAAACGAGATCTCCGTCGGCGTTCAGGTGCAATACAGCGTCTCGCCGACCGCGGTGACGATCGTTGACCCCGACGTAAGCTCTGCGCGCGTCATCGTGCGCGTCCCGGCGCTCTATAACGAGGACAGCAACGGCAACATCAAACCGACGAGCGTTTCGTGGGTCGTCGAGGTGCAGTCGAACGGCGACGCCAACTGGACCGTCATGGAGACGGTCAATATCTCGAATCAGAAATGCACGAGCCCTTACCAGCATCAGAGCTCCTTCACGCTGCCGGTTGGCGGCGCGCCCTGGAACCTGCGCGTGCGTCGCCTCACGGCGGACTCGTCCAACATCAATCTCCAGAATTCGACCTATTGGGACTCGTACACGACCGTCGTCGCCGGCGACTTCACCTATCCCAACTCGGCCGTGGTTGGCCTGACGATCGACTCGGAACTGTTCGGCGCCAGCTCGATCCCGTCGCGCTCCTTCCACGTCAAGGGGCGCAAGATCCACGTCCCGTCCAACTACGATCCGGTGGCGCGAACCTATAGCGGCATCTGGGACGGCACGTTCAAGGTCGCCTATTCGAACAATCCGGCTTGGGTGTTTTACGATCTGCTGATCGACGACCGCGCCGGCATCGGCGAGTTCATCGACGCGACCAAGATCGACAAGTGGTCGCTCTACACGATCGCTCAATATTGCGATCAGCTCGTCCCCGACGGCTCCGGCGGCCAGGAGCCGCGCTACACCTTCAACGGCGTGCTCAACAGCCGCGAGGAAGCCTATAAGGCGCTTCAGAACATCACTGCATGCTGGCGCGGCATGGCCTATTGGTCGCTCGGCCAGGTCTTCGCGACCGCCGACATGCCGGAGGATCCGGTCAAGCTGGTCTCTCCGGCCAACGTGATCGACGGTCACTTCAACTATTCCGGCACCGCGCTGAAGACGCGTCACTCCGTCGCGATGGTGCGATGGAGCAATCCGATCCTCTTCTACGGGCCGGACGTCGAGGTCGTCGTCAACGACAAGCAGCTTCAGCAATACGGCTGGCGCGAGTCGAACGTCACGGCGATGGGCTGCACCAGCCGCGGCCAGGCTCATCGCATGGGGCGTTGGCTGCTCGACACCGAGCAGAATTCGACCGAGACGGTCGAGTACACGGCCTCGTGGGATCACATCGACATCCGCCCCGGCAACGTCATCGCCATCGCAGATCCAGCCAAGGCGCAGGTGAGGCTGGGCGGCCGTATTCAGGCCATCGAATCACAGTCAATATTGACTTTAGATCAGCCGTTCCCGCCGGTCGCCGGGCAGAGCTACAACCTGATGGTCGAGCTGCCGGACGGAACGATCGGATCGCAGCCGATCGCCAGCTTCAGCGGCGACGATAAGACGGTCACGCTCGCGAACGACCTGTCGCAGGCGCCGCTCGTCGGCGCCATGTGGGTCATCACCGGCACCGACGTCGCGCCGCGCCAGTATCGCGTGATCTCGATCCAGGAGACCGACAAGCACCTCTTCAAGGTGACGGCCGTCTTCTACGATCCGACGAAATACGCTCGAGTCGAGGAGTTCGTCGACCTCGCGCCGATCCAGTATTCGCGCCCGAAGTCGACGATCCTGCCGCCGGCCAATTTCCAGGTGCAGGAGAGCGTCTATTTCCAGAACGGCGTTGCTGCGAACCGACTGAGCTTCTCTTGGTCGCCCTCCGACGATTTTCTCGCCAGCCACTACCTCATTACCGGCACCAGCCCGAACGGCGGCGGAGTGATCACGATCGGCCAGAGCCAGGTGACGAGCCTGGACGCCGACGGCATTCAGCTCGGCGATTGGACCTTCAACATCCAGTCGGTCGGCTACGACGGCCGCGTCTCGACCAATGTCCCGCTCGAATACACGGTGCAGGGCTGGGCTGCGACGCCGCCGCCCTACGTCAGCATGCTGGAGGTCTTCAACGGCGGCAGCAATCCGCGCTTCAACGGTCGCGACTGTCACATCTCCTGGGAGAACAACTTCCCCGGATCGACCAACGAGGTCGGGCAGGGCACGGCCGGCGCCGGCAACGTCAACCCCTTCTATCGCTGCAACATCGTCTCGATCCTCGACGCCAGCACCTCGACCGTGCTGCGAATCGAGACCGTCTACACCAACGACTACGTCTATACCTACGACAAGAACGTCGCCGACAATGTCGCCTACAATCGTGGGCCGCAGCGCTCGTTCATCGTCAGCGTCGCCGTCCAGGACACGCTGGGCCGCCAGTCGGCGGACGTCACGCTCGCTGTCGACAATCCGGTCCCCGACATCATCTTCCCTACGGTCACGTCAGGCGCGCAGGCGCTCTACGTCACCTACGTCAATCCGTCGGACCCGGACTTCGTCGGCTGCTTCATCTGGGCCTCGACCGATCCGGGCTTCGACCCGCTCTCGACGACGCCGGCCTATCAAGGTCCGAACAATCTGGTCGCCATCCCTGGCGATCTCGGGACGACCTATTACGTCCGCATCACCGGCTACGATCAGTTCGGCACCGACAACCTCAATATCTCGCCGCCATTCGCGGTGATCGTGGGCGGCTACACGCCCGACACGACGCCGCCCGCCGTTCCGACCGATCTGACGCTGTCGAGCAGCACCGTGACGCTGTCGACTGGCGAGGTGCAGGAGACCCTGGTCGCAGTCTGGGATCCCTCGCCGTCGTCGAACTTCGCCTATTTCGACGTGGCGATCCAAGACGGGTCTGGATCCTTCATCAGCTATCAGACCTCGCTCGACACCTTCTCCTGGCCGAACCTGATCCCCGGCCACACCTATACGGTGAAGGTGCGCGCCTGGTCGCAGACGGCGTTCGCGTCGGGCTTCTGCGCGCCACTCTCGATCACCATGCCGGCCAAGACGACCGGTCCGGGCAACATCACCGGGCTGACCGCCGCGGCGTCGCTCAAGAGCGTCTATCTCCAGTGGACCAATCCGGCCGATCGCGATCTCGACCACATCGAGATTTGGATCAGCGCGGACAATGTTCTGGCCGACGCTGCGCTCGCCGGCACCTCTTACGGCACAGCGTTCACGCAAGCTGGCCTCACGACGGGCGTGGTGCGCTATTATTGGGTGCGCCCTGTCAACACGTCGGGCATCGCCGGCGCTTATGCAGGCCCTGTTTCTGTGACGCCTGGCGCGGTCGCAAACGGCGACATCGCCGCGGGCTCGATCACCGCCGACCGCATCGTCGCCGGCACGATCACTGGCGATCTCCTCAACATTCACACCTCGCTGCCGGCGACCATCACCATCGGCACGAGTGGCGTGGAGATCGGCGACCCGGCGGCGCTCATCAACGACAACAACACGACGCAGATCCAGCCTGGCCTGATCAACATCAGCGGTTCGACGACGCTCGCCTCGTGGCGAAACGGGACTGATGCGACCAAGATCGAGGGCGGCTCGATCGCAGCAAACACGATCGCGGCGAACGCGCTCAACATCGGGCTGCGCGGGATCACGATCTCTGGCCTGATCTTCAGCTTCAATACCTCGACCAGCGTCCTGTCGTGGACCGCCGGCACGATTCAATACGTCAACGACGCCGGCGCGCTGACGACGGTTTCAGTCGCCGCCGGCAGCGTCACCTACACCGGCACGTCGATCTACGTCTGGTGGGTGAAGGACGCCACGACGCTGTCGAACGGCAGCGCCGCGACCTCGAGCGTCAACGCGATCAACTTCGCCAGCTACAGCGCGCTGGCGGGCCTGGTCGTCAGCTATGGCCAGACGATCATCGACGGCTCGAGCATCGTCACCGGCTCGATCAAGGCGGCGCAGATCGCCGCCGGCTCGATCTCGGCCGATCGCATCGCCGCGGGCTCGCTGACCGCCACGCAAATTGAAGCGGGCAGCATTACCGGCGATCGCTTGGTCGCCGGGACCATCACGGCGACGCAGATCGCGGCCAACACGATCACGGCGTCTCAGATCGCGGCCAACACGATCACGGCGTCTCAGATCGCCGCGGACACCATCACGTCGACCCAGATCGCAGCCGGCGCCATCACGGCCGACAGGCTCGACGTCACCACGCTTTCGGCGATCTCCGCGAACATCGGAAACGTAACGGCCGGAACCATTCAGAGCACGGACGGGAAGATGGTTATCGATCTGACCGACGGCATCATCTACTTCAACGCGTGATCCATGGCCAGCAACGTCATCAAAGCCGGCGTCTTCTCCGACGGCGGCCATCGCATTCGGATCGTCGCGCCCGGCTATAACGCCGACCCCGCGCCGACCGATACGTCCAAGATCATCTTCGACTCGGATTGGCCCGACATTCTGATGACGGCGCCGGGCTACTACGGCTCGACCGGACTTTCGACGAGCGCAAACACGACGATCTCATTCGGAGCTCTGCCGTTCACGCCGATCGGATTTACCGGAATTCCGGTCGCCGCGATGCCGGACAGCTACGTCAATCCGCCACCCTACAACATCATGTCGCCGCAGCTATGGTCGGCACTGGCGAACGCCTATCAATTGGCTTCAGCTTCTCCGACGGCCTCGAACATCACTCTGACGCAGACGCGCATCGGCGCGACGGGTCTATGGGTCGTCTATCTTGCCGATCCGAATCCGGCCGCAGGCTCGCGCGTCGGCACAACCTGGATGAAGTGGAGCGCCAACGGTCCCGTCGTGACTAAGGCTGGTCGGTCGATCAGCTCGTCCAACGTTTGGGACTATTTGATCCCGCCGAGCTCGTTGGGTGTGATTTTCGGTCAACCTCTTATCGCCGGCACCGTGACGAGTTTGCCGTATTACGCCACCTGGACGGGGCACTACGGCGCCGGCGGCGGAACGTACACAGCCAAAGACTACGTCCTAACGATCCCGCATAATCTTGGCTATATTCCATTTGTTGTTGTCGCGCAATATGTCGATTTTCGCGTCGCTACAAATACACCTGCGACTGCTTATATCGATGCGAACAATCTTTACCTTTATGCTCAAATATCAAACGTTCAGCCTATCTCCTACTACATTCTGAGAGGGCGGTGGTATTGAATGACAACTCAGTTTTACATTAATCCTGGCGCGAGTAAGTTTCGATCAACGAAGGCGGGAGACAGCGCGATTTCGCCGAGCAATTCGGCGGACGTCATTTTCGACGCGTTTGGGCCGCGATATGGCGGCGTGATTCTTAACGGCAACGTTCCGTGGTCCTCATTCGCTGGCCCGGTCGGCTTCACGTTGCCGGCAAACGCCAAATCTGCGAACTATTATTACTGGCAGCTCAATTACGCCTCGGCCTTTTCCTATATTCCGCTGATCTACGTTTCGTATCAGAACTCATCTGGCGCTTGGGGATCGACCTATAATTCAGGAACAATCAGTTATTACACCAGTGGCGGCATTCAATATCCGCAGGGGACGTCGGCGCAGGCGGGTTTCTTCTCTACGACGACCTATCTGTTCCTCTATATTCAGGTGGTCGCGTTCGTTAATTCAACGAGCTGGACGCCGCCGACCCATTATTCTTATCGCGTCTACGGACTTTGACTACTGAGGACTCACGATGGCAAGCTACTCCACAGGAACGATCTCGCTCATCTGCAACACCTGCTCGATCGAGGGCGCGGGGACGGCGTTTCTCGCCAACGCCAAGGTCGGGCAATTCGTCTCGGTTCCCGGCTTGGCGCAAATCTTCAAGATCAAGGCTGTGAATAGCGACACCTCGCTCACCGTGTTCGAGACGATCGCCGGCCCGACGGGCAACAAGCTGAGTGGGCTCGCCTATGCGATCGCTACCGACTTCACCCCGGTTCTCGGCATGCCGATGCCCGGTCCGCATCACCTGAATGCGCAGGCGTTGGTCAATCGCAGCGTCAAGATTCTCGATCGGGAAATGCCACTTCCCTGATTTTGACCTAGAATATCTGTCAGTTTTGACTTATCCTGACGGAAGCAGGAAGGACGCAAATGGGTCAGTACAGCCTCGGCACCGTCAACGTCACGAATGGATCTCCGACGGTCGTCGGCACGGGCACCTCTTGGTCGGCGAACCTCGCGGCGAACAACCTGTTCGAGATCCAGGGGGAGGGCGTCTGGTACAAGATCCAGAGCGTCGACTCTGACGGTCAGATCACGCTCGCGACCAACTACGTCGGCACGACCAAGACGGCGCAGAAGTACGTCGTCCAGCGCGACTTCACGCCGACCAATCACTTCCCGACGCCGGCCGCTGGCGACGTCGACACGGGCAGCCTGATCGCTCAGACGCTGCTTCAGATCGACGCCGCACTCACCGCTCTCTCGCCGATTTCCGCCATTCTTCAGGGAGACGTCATTCTCTCGGGGATCCTGACGATCTCCGCAGCGTCTAGCGGCGGCGCGATCGATGGCGTCACCATCGGCGCCGCGACGCCAGAGCCCGGCACCTTCACCGATTTGACCGCCACAGCCGTTCTCATGCCGCCGCGCTACACGGTCGCCGCACTGCCGGCCGGCGTCGTCAGCGCAATTGCATTCGCCACGAACGGACGAAAGACAGGCGAAACCGCGGGCAACGGCACCGGCGTTCTCGTCGTCTATTCGAACGGCGCCTGGCGCCGACTCTCAGACGATTCGGCCGTCGCCGCGTAGGGGTTCCCCTTTTCACGTTTGGCTGGTATCATCAATCAACGTTGACTTACACTTCGACACGTTCGAAGAGGATTGGAGCCGGTCGTGTCGGATGGTCCGTCGGAAGAAACGCAGATCGCTGTGCTCGGCGAGCAGATGAAGGCGCTGACTGCGGCCTTCACTGAGCATCGCCAGCAATATCAGAAAGACCAAGAGTCGAACACGAAGGCTCTCAAGGAGCTTAAGTCGGCTCTCGACATGGCGCGCGGCGGTTATTTTGTCCTCGCAGTGCTTGGCGCCGTCCTCGTCTACTTCACCGGAATTTTCGGCAAAGCCATTTCCGCCCTATCTCATTGGAACACCGCATGATCAATCGCGATCAGTTCTTTCCCTCTATTCGCGCGTCGCTGTTCAACAACAACATCAGCCAAAGCCAGGTCGACGGGGCCAATTCGATCCTCGACGCGTGGGAGCATTGGGTTCCCAACATCGACATTCGCTTCGTCTGCTACAGCCTGGCGACGGCCTATCACGAGACGGCCGCGACCATGCAGCCGATCGACGAATACGGCCACGGCCGCGGGCATGCCTACGGCGCGCCGGCAGGCCCCTGGCATCAGGCGTATTTCGGCCGCGGCGACGTCCAGCTCACCTGGGAAGCCAATTACGCGCACGCGACCAAGCGGCTGCGCGAGCTCGCCGTGATCGGGCCTGACGACGACCTCGAGCGCGACCCTGATCTGGCGAAGCGCCCCGACATCGCCGCGGCGATCATGATCTTCGGCATGATCGAAGGCTGGTTCACCGGCGCCAAGCTCGGGAACTACTTCAGCACCGCGACCGACGACCCGGTCGGCGCCCGCCGCATCATCAACGGCCAGGACTGCGCCGAGAAGATCGCCGACTATCACGACGCCTTCCTTGACGCTGTGCAGGCTCCCTAATGGATCCGACGCAGCCGGCCGCGACGCTCCCCGTCGAGGACAACTGGAAGTACCGCCGGCGCGTGCTCTTTCTGAGCCTCTCCTGGATCGGCGTCGTCATGTCGGCGATCCTGATCCGCGGCGTCGACAATGCCCTTTACGACCAGGCGTTCATCGCCCTAGCCGGCTCCGGCGCGACGTTGCTGACCGCCTACATCTTCGGCGCGGTCTGGGACGATCACAATCGTCGCAGCGCCTACGGCTCGAGCTACGGCGGCGACTACCCCTATTCGGGCGCGCCGGCCACGACCTGGCGTCGCCCCGCATCCTCGCCTCCGCTCAACGTGGAAGCTCCGCCCGCGGCTGAGAAGCCGCAGCCCCCGCCCATGTGAGGTTTCAATGTCCGCTCTTCTGGCCGCGATTTGGCCTTCCAAGCTCGTCGACCGGCTCATCGTGATTTTCGCCGTCGCGTTCGTCGTGATTATGGTCGTCGTCGCGGGCTATCTGCACTTCGAGAACACGCAGAAGCGGCTCGTCAAAGCCGCCGAGACGGCCGCCAAGGCGCAAGTCGTCGAGCAGGTGCAGGAGAAGTCGGCCGAGCTTCAGCGCCAGAACGCCCGCGTGCAGGCCGGCGCCATCGTCGAGCTTCAGCAGACTTCGAGCGCCGCCGCTTCAGAGGCCGAAGACGTCCAGGCGCAGATCCAAAGCATCACCGAGCCGAAGGCGCCGTCCCAGCCCGCGCCGACCCCGACCCCGTCTCAGCAGAAAGAGGACACCCATGTCGCTGCCCCGGATCCTGAACTCGTTAAAGCGATTGACGCCATCAATCGCGACAATGACGCTGTTGACGGCATGCTCGAATCCGCCAGCCGCTCCGCCCGTCGTAAGCGCTGAGCCTATCCCGGTCGTCCAGCCGGCGCGCCCGGCGCCGGTGAAGCTCACGCGGATCCATTGGGGTCTCTGCGGCACCATGGCTTGCATCTCGATCGGCGACGAGAAAGCAGACCTTCAGAACCGCGTGCGGATCGTGCGCTGGATGAAGCAGATGAACGCCGTCGTCGACTATTACGAGAGCGTCACGACGCCGGCCCAGGGCGCCAATTCGTCAAAGTAAATCAGTCAACGCTGATTGATTCTTGCTATATTCAATGGGATCGCTCCCAAGGGCGATCTGTCACGCCATGAAGAGAGCCTCATGAGTTTTGAATCCGTCCCGAAAATGGGTGAATTCCTCGCCGCCTATAACGACGCCGACGGCTTTCCCACCATCGCAGACGTCGCCAAGAAGCTGGGGCTTTCTAGAAAGTCGGTCATCAATCGGGCGGCGACGCATCGCCAGCTCCTCTCTGGCGGCATGAGCCTGCCGAAGATCATCACCCGGCCGCGTGAGAAGGTCGAGCAGGAGGCGGTGGAAGCCGAGCCGGAGCTTACGCCGCAAGATCACGCCATGGCGCGCGCCAAGCGTCTCAGCGCCGAGATCACAGCGCTGCTTCAGCGCTCGAACTATCCCGTCATCAACCCCGAAGCGATCATTGTCGATAGCTATCTGTCTGAGCGCTACGATCGCGACTCGGGCGCTTACGAGCTTGTCGAGGGCACGCCGCGCACCTGGATCTCGGACACGCTTAGGGTCGCGCCGATCAAGGATTGCCGCAATCGCAAGTTCCTCTTCAGCGGCGCACAGAACGACGCGCCGATTCATGAGGGGTTCTGGCAGAATCTCCAGGCTTACGCCACGGCGATCGGCGCCGAGATCGTCGTCGGTCCCTGGACCTATGAGACGCAATGGTGGAGCGAGAACAACCCGATCTCGCGCTCCTACGCCAACGAGCTGACGCCTCATCTGTGCTTCGGTCAGTTCGCCGTCGGCGACAACTTCGTGTTCTGCGGCGAAATGAACACGCTGCCGACCGCCGCGGAGCCGCTCTCGGATCTCAAGACCTACAGTCGCGGGCGATGGGCCGTCTTCCCGCACGCCAAGCTCCAGCTTCTCAGCATTCCCTCGACCGATCCGGCGGTGCAGGCGCATCAGGTCATGACGACCGGCGCCGTCACGAAGCCCAAGGTGATCGCCCGCAAGGCCGGCTCGAAGTCGATCTTTCATCACGTCATCGGCGCGACGTTGGTCGAGTTCGACGTAGACGGCGATATCTTCTGCAGGCAGATCAACGCCAGCGAGGATGGCAGCTTCTACGACCTCAACGTCCTGGTGAAAGACGGCGAAGTCTTCACCGATCAGCGCGTTCGCGCCATCGTCTACGGCGATCTTCACTTCGCCAAGCTGAATCCGGTCAACGCCCGCGGCTCATTCGGCGTCGACATTCGGGACGGCTCCAGCGTTCCCGGCTCAATGCTCGAAGTGCTGGGGCCTGAAGAGATCATCATCCACGACGGTCATGATCAGGAGAAGGGCAACCATCACACGATCGGCGACGGCCATTTCAGCTTCCGCATGGCGCTGCGCGGCCGCACTTCGGTCAAGGACGAGGTTACGGGGCTCGGCAGCTTCTATCGCCGGCTCTGGGATCGTCTGCCAGGCGTCAAGATCGTCGCCGTCGAATCGAACCACGATCTCGCGCTCAATCGCTACATCAAGGAAGGCCGCTACCGGAACGACGGCGTCAACGTGAAATTCGGGCTCGAGCTCGAACACGCCATGATCGAGAACGAAGAAAAGGTCGCAGCCGCGCTCGACGCCTACAAGGAATTGCCGAAATTCTCGCTGCTCGAATGGGCCATGCGGAAGATCTTCGGCCGCGCGCTCGATCACGTTCATTGGGCCTACGACGGCTATTCCTATCTGGTCGACGACATCGAGTGCGGCCATCACGGCTTCCGCGGCGCCAACGGCGCGCAGGGCTCTGTGCGCGGCTACGCGCAGATGGGTCGCAAAATGTCGATCGGCGACAAACACGTCCCGGCGATCTTCAACGGCGTCTATTGCGCCGGCGCGCAGGAGCTGCGCCACCTCTACAACGTCGGCCCGTCAGGCTGGGCTGTCGCAAACATCGTTCATTACCCCAACGGCAAGCGCGCGATCATCACGCTACAGAACGGAAAATGGCGAGCTTGAGAATAAGTCAGGATTGATTTATTCTTGGCGTCAAGGATGGTGAGTAATGGCCGGTGTAATTGTTCAAGTTCTCGGCGCGACTGGACCCACGGGTTCGACGGGTCCAACGGGGCCTGCCGGCGGCTCGACGAACTGGCGCGACGCTTGGGTTACGGCCGCGGCCTACGTCGTCAACGACGCCGTCAGCGACGCCGGCACGAGCTATATCTGCATTTCCCCTCACACCTCTGGCGCTTCAACCGAACCGGGCGTCGGCGCGAGCTGGACGACTTACTGGAAGGTCATCGCCGCCAAGGGATCGACTGGTCCTAGCGGCGCGTCGGGACCGACCGGCGCGACCGGACCGATTGGACCGACCGGAACTCAAGGCCCCACAGGTCCGACCGGCTCCATGGGCGCTTCCGGTCCGACCGGAGCAACCGGCGTTACTGGTCCGATCGGCGTAACGGGTCCGATCGGCGTTACTGGACCGTCTGGCGTCGCAGGTCCCACGGGAGCCACAGGCGCGACCGGATCAACTGGCCCAACGGGCGTTGGGGCTACCGGTCCCATCGGCGTCACCGGCCCGACCGGTCCCATCGGCGCTACTGGTGCGACCGGACCGACTGGCATTGGCGCAACAGGCGCAACAGGCCCGACCGGTGTCGGCGCAACTGGCGTCACCGGACCGGTCGGTGCGACAGGCCCGACCGGCGTCGATGGCGCAACGGGTCCGACTGGCCCTACCGGAGCCACGGGGCCTGCCGGCGGTTCGACCAATTGGCGCGACTTCTGGGCGACCGCCACCGCTTACGTCGTCAACGATGCGGTTAGCGACGGCGGGTCGGGCTATATTTGCCGCGTCGCCCACACATCAGGCGCTTCGACTGAGCCCGGCGTTGGCGCGAGCTGGACGACCTATTGGGCATTGCTCGCTCAACAAGGCGATGCAGGGCCGACTGGTGCCACGGGCGCCACGGGCGCCACAGGCCCGGCAGGCGGCTCGACGCATTGGCTTGCCGGCTGGTCGTCGGGCGCGAGCTACGTCGTCGACGACGCCGTCAGCGACAACGGCTCGAGTTACATCTGTACTTCGGCGCATACGTCCGCGGCGGGCACCGAGCCCGGCGTTGGAGCAACTTGGACAAGCGTCTGGGCGCTGATTGCGCAAGTCGGCGCTACCGGAGCCACGGGCGCAACTGGCGCTGTCGGTCCTACGGGCGCCACAGGCCCTGCTGGAGCAACCGGTGCGACCGGCGCGGGGGTCACGGGAGCTACCGGGCCTGTCGGCGTAACCGGTCCGTCTGGCCCGGCAGGAGCGACGGGTCCTACTGGATCTGTCGGCGCAACGGGTCCAACTGGCGTCGGTGCGAGCGGTGCTACAGGCCCCGCTGGAGCGACGGGTGCAAGCGGCGCCACTGGTGCGACTGGCCCCTCGGGTCTCGCGATCACCTGGCGCACCGCTTGGGCGACCGCGACTACTTACGCCGTGAACGACGCCGTCTCGGATGGCGGCTCGAGCTATATCTGCAAGACTGCGCACACTTCGGGCGCGACGAGCGAGCCGGGGATCGGCGCGAGCTGGGCGACCTATTGGTCGCCGATGGCGCAAGTCGGCGCCACGGGTCCTAGCGGCGCTTCGGGAGCGACCGGCCCCACCGGCGTCGGTGCGGCTGGCGCTACCGGTCCTTCAGGAGCCACAGGCCCCGTTGGAGCCACCGGTCCTGTCGGCGCGACTGGACCGACAGGTTCAACTGGCGCGACTGGTCCCACTGGAGCAACCGGCGCGACCGGCCCGAATTTCACGGCGACCGCGACGATCGCCGTCGGCTTCACGCTCACGCCGTACTCGCTCGGGACGATGAGCGGCACCGTCACTCCATCGGCGGCGAACAGCAACTACCAATATGGAACCAACAACGGCGCCTTTACGCTCGCCGCGCCCGCGGCTGACTGCGCCATCGACATTCTAATCACCAACGGCGCGTCGGCTGGCTCGATCACCTTCTCGGGGTTCACTGTCGGCTCTTCGGTCGGCAGTGGGCTGACGACGACCAACGCGAACAAGTTCTTGATCTCGATTCGTCGCGTCAACAGCATTTCGACCTACAGCATCTACGCGCTGCAATGATCGCCCAGCAGCGCCACACCCCCTTCGTCGTGCCGCCGGGGTTGCTTGCTGCGTGCGAGCTTGCGACGCGCGGGATCGTTCCCGCGACGCGCGCTCAAGCGCGTCTGTCGATCGCCCCAGCGCGCCCGCAGCACTATCTGCTCGCGCGACGTCGCAACGGGAATGTCGCGTGGTGCGGCTTCTTTCGCACGCGTGCGCAGTCCGAGCGCTTCGTCAAAGCTCTCACGTCAGGGGAGCTTTCGCTTCATCCCGCTCTCTGGGATCTACCGACGCCGTCGTGGGCGCCAGGCATCGGTGGCGACGTCGCCTACGAGTTCTCGACGACCGTCACGGCGACCGGAGCAGGCAGCACGACGGCTTCGGCCGGCACTTATAAGGCCGATCTTGAGGCGTGGGGCGCCGGCGGCTCGGGTGGCTCCACCGTCAGCAACGGCGTCGCCTGCGGCGCCGGCGCCGGCGGCTATGCTGGAAGTTTCGGGATCGCCGTAACAGGTGGATCGGCAATATACTGGAGTGTTGGGGTCGGCGGCACAGGTGTTACTGGCGGCCCCACCAACGGCAACGCTGGTGGCTCTAGTTGGATTAACGCCGGATCAAACAGCTCTCCGGGGTCCTCGTCAACAGGCGCTGCCGCAAGTGGCGGTAGCGGCGGCCAAGCAGGTTTCAACGCTCATGCCGGCACCGCCGGCAGCGGGACCGTGGGTAGCATCGGTTATACGGGTGGCAGCGGTGGTGGCGCAGTCGGTGGCGCCGCCGGTGGTGGTGGTGGTGGAGCTGGTAGCGGCGGCAACGGTACCACCGGCGTCTCTGGTAGTGGCACCACTAATGGTGGCGGCGGCGCTGGCGGCTCCCCCGATGGCGGTTCGGGCAGCGCTGGAATTACTGGTACCACGGCTGCGGGAACGCAGCCGGGCGGCGGCAGCGGTGCTGCCCTTGGCACCGGCAGTAATCACTCCGGCAACGGCGGCAACGGCATGGCTCGCTATACCTTCTACATCTCGCCCGTGGTGTGGACTAATCTAGCAATGTTGGGAATGTGAAATGCAGCAGATCGGCTATAGCCTCGTCGACGCCAAGGGCAACGAACTTCAAGCTTTCGGTGACATCGCGGGTCAGTTCCCCAGCCCGCCCGACGTCATCAGACTGTCGAACGGCGACTTCGTTCATTGCGCGACGCTCGGCGAAGTCTTCAGCGACGGCAGCAAACTCGTGCTGCGCCAGCTCGTCGACAGCAAACCGGCGCCGTGGTTCGCCTCGACGAGCGCCACGATCAATTTCGACGGCGCGCAAGTCGTCAAGACGATCATCTATTCGACGACGCCGGACTACACGGCTGTCGCCTCGACGATCGGCGTCGAGTGCAAGCGGCGCATCTATGAGATCGCCTCGGACACCGCTCAGACGAACCTGATCGGCAATGCGATTGCCGGAACGCTCAGCGATGCGGACATGACGACCTACAAGGACGCCGTCGCCTGGATCGCCGCGATGATCGCGGTCTGTCGCTCGTTGATCTCGACGGCCGACGCGACTTTCGCCGACGACGCGCATTGGCCGACGCCGTCGGACGCCGTCGTCACGCTCGCTTCGAAGTTCTAGCGATGGCTGCAAGTCACTACGAGATCGCTCTGCTCGCCGGCGACGCCTATAAACGGGCGTCGCATTTCGTCCCCGGCCATCCCGCGCTTATCAGTCCGATCGACCGAGAGATCGTCGTGGCGGTTCCAGGCACGCATCCGACCCAGCTCGCCGACTGGCTGTGCGATCTCGACGCCAGGCCGAAGCCGTTCGCACAGATCGGTTTCTGTCATAAGGGGTTCGGCTCGGCGGCGGTCGATCTTTGGAATATTCTTGATCTCAAGCTGCCGCGGCATGGGCAGCGGATCGTCTACACCGGCCATTCGCTCGGCGGGGCGATCGCGCTGGATCTCGCCGGCCTGCATGCGGCGTCAGGCCGATCGCCATGTCGCGTCATAACCTTCGGCGCTCCGCGTGTCGCGTTCCGGCTCAATCACGCTCTCATTGCCTTGATAGGGCAGGCGCTCGAGGCGATTCAGTACGAGCGGCATGGCGACATTGTCCCCGGCGTTCCCTGGCCGCCTTTCTTCACCCATCCCGCCAAGCGCATCAAGATCGGCGAGGCGGTGCGAGGACTAGAAGGCGTCGATCCGCTCGTGAACCACGAGATCGCCCGCTATATCGCCGACATCGCAAATCTCGCGCATCCCTCTCTGCGCGCGCTATAACATCAGTCAGCATTGATTGATGAAAGGGTCCGGCGCCCATGCGCTTCCATGTCGTTGCTCTTCCGCACACCCATCTGACGCCCGAGTTCTCGTCCTGCGCTTACACGATGAAGGTGATTGGCTTTTGCAGGATGATGAAGAAGCGGGGACACCAGGTCTTCCTCTACGCGGGCGAAAAGAACACCGCGCCGTGCGACGAGCATGTCGTCTGCATCGACGAAGTGGCGCGCATGACGGCGGTCGGCTACAAGCACTATACCGAGGCGAGCTTCGATCCGAATTCGTCGCATTGGAAGCGCTTCAACGAAAGCGCGATCTACGAGATCGGCAAGCGCAAGCAGCCGAAGGATTTCATCTGCGTCATCGGCGGCTGGGCGCACAAGCCGATCGCCGACGCTTTCCCGGATTTGATGACCGTCGAGTTCGGCGTCGGCTACGGCGGCACGTTCTCCAAATATCGCGTCTTCGAGAGCTACGCCTGGATGCATACTTGCTATGGCGCGGCGTCTATGGGCCAACCGCACGCGATCGACGGCAATTGGTGGGATGAGGTCATTCCAGGCTATCTGGATCCGAATGATTTCCCCTATCGGGGCACTCATCGCCGCGGCAACGACTACGCGCTCTATGTTGGCCGCATGATCGATCGCAAGGGCTACGATATTGCCATGGAGGTCTGTCAGAAAGTCGGCAAGCGGCTTGTGTTGGCGGGACCGGGGCTTTCATCGCTCGGAGGCTATGGCGAATATGTCGGCGTGGTTGGGCCTGAAGAGCGCGGACGATTGATGGCCGGGGCGACTGCGCTCTTTGTACCTACAAAATACATCGAGCCCTTCGGCAACGTCGCGATCGAAGCAATGGCATGCGGCACGCCGGTCATCACGACCGATTGGGGCGCGTTCACTGAGACGGTAATCGATGGCGTGACCGGCTTTCGCTGCCGGAACTTCGAAGAATTTATCAATGCGTTAGCTCAAGCGTCTAAGCTGGATCATCGAAAGATTCGACGCCACGTTGCGCAGAACTACGCGCTCGATGTGATCGGCGCAAAATACGAGTCCTATTTCGAACGCCTTCTGACCCTCTGGGACAAGGGCTGGTATCAGCTCGAGGCGTGAGGAATCTTTTTCAAAGTCAAGAGTAGATCATTTTTGATTTATGTTCTACTCTCATAGGCAAAGAGAGACCTGCTTGAAGTGAGGTCGTGCAAATGGGTTCTTCCAGGTCGCGTGCTGGCAATCGAAACGTCAGACGCGAGCGTAAACGTCACAATCACGACAAGCTCATTCAAGCAGCACTGGAAGATTTCACTACACCGCCGACCAAACCGACCCGCATTATACTTAAGCCGCTGACGGATAAGCAGCGGCAATACGACAAGTCGATTCGCGCCAATGTGGTCACGTTCGGCACCGGTCCGGCCGGCACCGGCAAGACGTGGTACGCGGCGATGATGTTCGCCGACATGATCAAGCAGGAGCAGATCAAGCGGCTGATCATCACGCGGCCGGCGGTCGAAGCAGGGGAGAGCCTCGGCTTCCTGCCTGGCGAGCTCGACGAGAAGTTCGATCCATATTTCAGGCCGGTGCGCGAAGCTCTCCAGGAGTCTTTCGGCAGCAGCCACCTCGAATATCTGGTCAAGGCCGGCGTCATCGAAGCGCGGCCGCTCGGCTTGATCCGCGGCGCGACCTGGAAGGATTGCGCCGTGATCTTCGACGAGGCCCAGAACGCCACCAAGACGCAGATGAAGATGTTCCTCACCCGCATCGGCGAGAACTGCAAGGTCGTCGTCAACGGCGACATTCAGCAGCGCGACATCGCCGGCGTGTGCGGGCTCGAGGACGCCATCAAGCGTCTCAGCGGCGTCGAGGGCGCGCGCCACATTCACTTCGAGAAGGCCGACATCGTTCGCTCGGGTTTCTGCCAAGCCGTGGTTGAGGCATACGACGATAAGGTCGAAGAGGATCGCGCGGGACTCGAGCGCGCTCTGAGCGCTTAACCGTCGATGGAAACGCTATAATAAGCGCATGACAGAAACGACTTACGACGGGATCATCGGGATGGATCGCGCTCTCGACGAGTGCGACGCCCTGATGTTCAGGATCCGCAGGGAGTGGGTGAGCTACGAGGGCGCGCTCTATCGAACCAAGTGGTTCGACTATCGCTACCTGCACCCTGTCAAGGCCACCTACCTCTACGCGGACGCGTTTAAGACGGCCTATCGTCGTCTCTATCGCGAGACGATCGACTATCGCGCGGCCGACGCGATCAAGCCGCTCAAGAAGGACGATCTGTTCGAATGCCCGCCGGCGCTGATCTCGAGCGTGTGGCGCGGCCGGCAGCACGCCGATGCTCTCGGCGTGCCCTACAACCTCTACACCCAATGGGCGATCGAGGCGTGTCTGCGGTTCTGGAATCGCAATCACCTGCCGCGGCCGCAGCAGCTCTATTCGGGTCACGTCTGCGAGTTCGTCGAGAAGAAGTGGGAAGACCACCAGCGCGGTTCGTTGAACGCCGGCTCGCATTTCAGCTTTCAGGCGCAGAACTACGCCGGCACGCCGACGCAGATCGCTCATCACGAATGGCTCTTCGAGCAGGCGGGCAAGCGCGAGAACATGCTGTCGTCGCTGATCGCCATGTTCAAGCGCGGCCTTCTGCCGCTCGACAAGATCAAAGATCGCTTCGGCGAGGGCGTCTCGCAACGCGTGTTCGAAGCAGCGTAAGACCCGCGTTTCTCGCGCTATAAATTACTCAGTCACAACAGAGAGTTATCCATGTCCCAGCCGCAGGTGTTCAAGGCTCGCGAAGTATTCAAGCGCGATCGGCTCAAGATCAAACCGCCGAAGCCCAAGAGCTGGTCGCACGACGACGATCTCGCGGAGGCAAAGGGCAAGAGCGTCTCGCTCTTTTTGCTAAATCGGGAGGAGCCGATCAACGGCGTTCTTCTTGAGGCGGACAAGTTCGCCCTTAAGCTTGTCTCGGATAATCAGTCAATATTGACTTTCTACAAGCACGCAATCGAGTCTTACGGCATCGCGTCGGAGTAGCCCGTGACAGCGGCGACAGCGCCCGAGGCGACGGAGGAGGCTCCGGAGCCCGGCTACGATTTCGGCGAGAGCATCCAGTCGAAGATTGTCGCGCTCCTTCTGCGCGACACGTCCTTCGCAACGCGCACCGCCGGCCTGATCAAGCCCGAATATTTCGAGAGCGAGGTCAGCGCCTCGCTGGTCGCGGTCGGGCTCGATCACTTTCAGCGATACAAGGAAGCGCCCGGCACCTCGATCGCGCATGTCGTCAAGCGCGCCTTCGAAGGGAAGAAGATCCGATCGGATCTGCTCCCCGAGGTGAAGGACTATCTCCGGACCGTTGTGACGACCCCGATCGGCGATCGGGAAATGATCATCGACGAGATCGCCAACTTCGCCCGCAATCGGGCGGTCGAGCGCGCGATCCTCGAGTCAGCGGAGCTCGTCGGCAAGAAGGACTACGCCAAGATCCAGAAGCTCATGTCTGAGGCGCTCGCCGTCGGGGCAGGGCAGGAGGGCGCGAGTTACGACTATTGGGCGGAGATCGAGAACCGCACTCAGGAACGCAAAGAGCTGATGTCCGGCGCCAGGAAGCGCGACGGCATCCCGACCGGCATCGAGGATTTCGATAAGCTTCTCTATCACCATGGCTGGGGCCGCAAAGAGCTCTCCGTGATGATGGGGCCGCCCAAGGGCGGCAAGTCGATGTCGCTTGGCGACTTCGGCAAGATGGCGTCGCTCGCCGGCAAGAACGTCATCTATTTCTCCTGCGAAGTGTCGGCCAAGATCATCGCCGACCGCGTCGACGCCAGCGTTTCCGACATGCTGATCAAGCTCGTCGGCACGACGCCCTACGCCGTCGAGGCGGCCGTCAAAGCGGCGCGCGCCAAGTCCGGCGTCTACGCGATCGAAGAATACGCTTCCGGCTCGCTCAAGCCGTCAGAGATTCGTCGCGTCCTCGATCGCTATCGCGCCCGCGGCGTTCTCTTCGACCTGATCGTCGTCGACTACGGCGACATCATGGCTCCCGAGTTTCGCTCGAAGGAAGAGCGCGAGAACCTCCGCACGATCTTCGTCGATCTGCGCGGCATCGCCTTCGACTACAACGCCGCGGTCCTGACCGCCACGCAGACCAATCGCGACGGCGCCAAAGCCTCAGTCGCGAAGATGACCGACGTCGCTGAGGACTTCAACAAGGTTCGCACCGCCGACGTGGTCATTTCGATCAACTCGACCGAACCAGAACGTCTGGCTGGCGAATGCCGCCTCTACTTCGCCGCGAGTCGCAACACCGAGGATGGCTACATCCTCCGTATCAAGTGCGATCGCGGAAAAATGCAGTTCCTTAAAGGGGTTATCGGGAAGGAGTAGCGACATGGATTGTGTGGAATACGTAAGGAATCTGAACCGCGAAATTGCCGACAAGGAGAGCGAGCTTCACTTTGAACGGCGCAATTGGCGCCGCGCGATGCGCGCTGTTCCGGTCGAGGTCGTCTCACCGGAGGTCGACGACTATCTCGACGCCGTCGAGCGCCGGCTCGATCGTCAGCGGCGTATGGCCTTCTTCGAAATGGCGTGACGATGACCGACACGCAGGAGCTGTCGGAGACGCTCGATCTTGAGAACTATCTCGAGAACGAGGGCATCACCTTCAAGGTCGGCCGCGGTCACAGTGGTCGCCAGCTCAATCTCCAGGAATGCCCTAAGTGCGGCCGGCGCAAGTGGCGCGTCTATCTCAACGCCGATACCGGGCTTGGCAATTGCTTCTCCTGCGGCATCGGCTTCAACAAGATGTCCTTCATCCACTACCATCTCGGCGAGCCGAAATGGAGTGAGGTGTTCGACCATGTGAAGGCGGCGCTGCGCGATCAGGGCTGGCGCCCGAAGCGCATGACGACCGCCGCGGTTGAAGACGAGAAGGCCAAGCTCCCGCCGTCATTCCCGCTGCCAACGCCTGCAGGCGAGAATCTCCTCTATCTCGAACAGCGCGGCGTCAACGGCGAGCTCGCCAAGCATTTCCATCTGCGCTTCTGCAACGAGGGCTGGTGGAACTTCAAGAAGGAAGACGGCTCGACCGGCGGCCAGAAGTTCGACATGCGGATCATCATACCGGTCTACGATCTCGACGGCGAGTTCGTCACCTTTCAGGGGCGCGACATCACCGGGACAGCCGAGAACAAATACCTCTTCCCCAAGGGTCTGCCCGGCACCGGCCGCTACCTGCTCAATGGTCGCAACGCCATCGGCGTGAAGCGCGTCTGCATAGGGGAGGGCGCCTTCGACGTCATCGCCACCAAAGCGGCCTTCGACGAAGAGGTCGATCTGCGCGGCGTCGCGTGCGTCGGCACCTTCGGCAAGCACCTATCGGCCGGCGATCCGACGGGCAATGATCAGGTCGGCCGCTTCCTCCGCCTGAAACGGATGGGCCTCGAAGAAGCGACCTTCATGTGGGACGGCGAATCCGAAGCCTTGGTCGCGGCCCTAGCCGGCGCGAAGCTCCTGACGCGAATTGGGATCAAGTCGAGGATCGCTCTGCTCCCCAGGGACAAGGACCCCAACGAAGTGGGCGGCGCCGTGGTGCGACAGGCGTATCGCGACGCCACGCTCTACACCCCGGCGCTTGAGGTTAAGTGGCGGCTTCGCAATCCCTACGCGTAACCCGCGCATCGCTCGCTATAATCAATGCTGACTGATTTTCAGCAGCGAGGCAGCGACGTCCGTGAGCGACAAATTTCCACACCCGATGGTCGTGAAGCAGACCTATCTGAGGCATTCAGGCGGGACGAAGGACTATCGCGTCACCGAATTTCATGTGCCGAAGACCGGCCGGTCCGTCGTCATCTTCGAGTGGGGCAAGGTTTTCGGCAAGAGCAGGCACCAATCGGCGACCGAGAAGCATTGGAGTTCCTCGGCAACCAAGGCCGTCAGCGACAAGATCAGATCGAAGCTTAAGCGTGGCTACGATTATTATCCGGACGCCGCGTCTGCGATCACGGAAGAGGCAATTCTCGGTAGGTCTCCGCTCGAAAGCAAGTTCGCGCAATACATGCAGCGGCTCGAAGAGGGCGACTCGAGCGAGGTCATGCAGAGCCCGCTCGAGTTCCTCTACAACATGAAGGAAGATCAGGACGTCGTCTCGGACCACGTCCTCGGCGCGCTGATGGAAGTAGACGAGCCGCCGGCCAAGCCGGCGCCGAAGGTCGAGACGCTGGCGGACAAGGTCAAGCGCAACGCCGATTGGGGCCTCTTTTGACGCCCATCGACCCCGGCAGGCTCGGCCAGATCGCGCGCGAGATGGGCCTAGCCTTCAATCAGCACATTTCGACGATCTGGCTGTACGATACTTACGTACTCGCGGTCTTAGGGCCGGGCGGAACCGCATAAATCGACCAGG